TACCCCTGCATGACGCCGTAGCCACCATAACCACCTTGGCCGCTATACATGTACGGGTTAGGGCCATAATTTAACCCTCCCGTATATTGAGTATTCGCGCCATTTGGGACGACCGTTTGTGCGTTCTGATTCGCTTGTATATTTTGCGCCGCGTTGCTTTGCGGGACTGCCGTATTACCTTGGAGGTCAGGCATATATCCATACCCAGAATTGGGAGGGGGATAACCATAACCGCCACCATTCATATATCCGCCCATCTTAAACCCTTTCCAGAAAAATCAACGATATTATACCCTACGTTGGGCAATTCTTAAAGCATTGACGATTGCATCATCATGCATGTGAAGCATTTTTTGAGTTTGGCCGTCCAATTCCCGTTTCGCACTCTTAAAGATCTTATCCATTTCAGGAATACGACCGCCAGTGGACCGTTGAACACGACCGCCCTTGTTCTGGAAAGTACGTCCAGCGGTTGGGGCTATGGGAGCCGTAGGGGCCTGTGCCATTAGATTTTGTGTATGATTAAGGAAATCGTATACCGTCATACCATCCAATTTATTGCTCTTGATCGCTTTCGGGTTAACCCCCGTGCTTTCAATCCCGGCGGATGGATCAGAGCGCAATAGTTTCATCGCGTCGTTTACACCCAGCATATGAGCGGCGTAAATGTTACCGGGGGTTGTCGCAAATCCGTTGGACGCAAGCGTCTGCATGTTCTGGTTCGTTAAATTGGTAACCAATTCCCGTTGCAAATCCTGATTCGTCACAATATTGCGAAGGAGGGTGGAGTTAGAGACGCCAGAAGGATCTTGGCTGGTATTCAATCCGCCACTTGCAACGTCTCCGGGGTTAACCGTCCCTGTCGCTTCATTTAAGTACTCAGGGTGCAACTGAGTTAATTGATCCACAGCGGTTTTAGGCATTAAGCCCCAAGGACCAAATGCACCCGAACCCATATTGTACGTATTTTGTCCGTACGAACTTTCCGGCCCCTGCATGGAGTCGACGATCTTATTGACGTAATCCAAGTGCGGGGTTGGAACATTGGCGGTTGCCGCCCCAGATGGGAGTGAACCCATAGATGGCCCACCCGAATCACCGCCGGATGTATCAAAGCCCTTACCAAATGCAAACTTACTTACATCTTGACTGTTAGCCCTGTCATTAGCCGCCGCCTGTGCATCGCTGGATGCTTGTTGTGATTGCGAAACGGTATCGGCGCGGACGTTATCGTTCCCGCCCGAATCACCACTGGACCCGCCCGTATCACCTTTATATCCACCAACGCTATCGCCCGAACGAACGTCACCGCCCTCATCGTAACCTACGCGACCGCCTTCTTTGCGACCCATAGCTGTAGCGCCGACGCGGGTTCCAGCCCTTGCTAACCCCATAAGAATATTCTTCGCGATAAACGCGCTATCCTTTTTGGTATTGTTGGGATCAGTCAAAGACTTATGAGCCGCTTGTAAGTCGTTGATGTTGTCCGACTTAATCTGCGAATATAGTTTACGACCGTAACGGCTTTGCAAGAATGATTCGCCTTTCTCAATGCCCTTTTTCATAAGGAGCATATCAAGGCTATGTGCCGCAATAACCCAGTCCGCCATTTTAGAGGCGGGGCCACGTTCAGCATTAGGGTCCACCATTCCAAGGTGGTTCTTAACATCATTCATCAACTTTTCCATATTGATGAAATGTTCCATATTCGCGACATCTTCCTTACCAAAAATATTTTCCATGCCCTTGCGATATTGCGCGTTTTTAAAGAATTTCATCGCTTTGTCAGCGTTCAACCTATCGCCAGACTTAACGCGATTAAGCATGTCCAAAAGCACCGCTCTTTGGAACGAAACCTTTTCCTCCGGCGTCATCGTTTTAGTAAATTCAACGACGTCGTGGATTTTTTTGGTGTTATTAATATTGGTGAGGAAGCTTTCACCGTATTTAAACGCATTTTCCCCGTTTCTGCGGTACAAATACCCTTCACGGGCTTTCGCAAAAGCGGGATTAAAGTAACGGCTTTTAGGATCGGTTAAATCACCAACAATCTTATTCCCAATCCCTTTTTGAGCATTGGCGACATCAATTTGCCCGTTTTGATAACGTGCTTCACCTATTTCATTCAGTTTCCGTTGCAAATCATCCAAATACTTCGTGTTGATTTGATTGGAATCAACAATGGTTCTTGGGCTGAATTTTTTCTGTGCATTTAAAATTTCAGATGCAGCCTGATTCGCGTTATCTTTAGCCGCCCGCATTTGTATTGGATTTGACGCATCCGCTGGAGGCTGAAAGAAAATATTAGACACTTCTTCAGGCGACATTTTGCTAAGGTCGCTTGCTGAGAAAACATTACGTTTCATTAACGCAAGTTGCTGTTCATCCGTAAGCCCCATATTTTCCAATGGGACATCATTCACCATCTTTTTACCTGATGGGTCCATGAACATTGTGCGGAATGGAGAGCGGTAATTAGGATCTATCAACCGCCTTTCAGCGTCAACCGCATCAATGCCCTCCCTGAAGAGACCATTGTTCAAATACTGGTTCCACTCAGGCGACCAAGTTCCGCGCCCATAATTTGGGTCGTTGCGGAATACCCCGTAATTTTCTTTGTTAATCCGAACGCGCTCATCTTCCGCCGCCTGACGAAGAGCGGAAAGGTTCATATCATCCGTAACACCATACATTTTTTCCAAAAAGTTGGAAAAGTTAATGCCACTGGTATTGCTACGGCGTTGTAAAAATCCCTTTAACGCATTGACTTGGTCTGGGTCGCCATTCGCCAAAACATCAGCGATGTAGCCTTGCAGATTGTCCCCGCCCACATCAGCGACAATTGGCGTTTGCCCGTTGGCCCGCGCTTGATGAAAGTCTTCAAACGACATGCCCTTCGACTCATCCTTTGTCCCCGCATTGCGGACAAATCCATTTTGACGGTCAAGTTCGTATTTTTCGGCAAGGTTGTTTAACACATCCTTATCTTTGGAGAACATATTCGTCATCCAATCGGGAAGTCTTTCCGCCGCAAAGCCCGCGCCAGCGGTCAAAGCTTTCGCCGCAGTGCCTAACCCCGCACCCAAGCCAGCGCCAAGTAACGCTCCCTGAGTGATACTTGTATCCTCCGCATCAGGGGAGGTTCCAAAATACTTTTCACCCGCAGCGGAAGCCGCTCCATAACCAGCGCCCTCCAATCCAAGGCGGCCTACATCCATAACCGCACGACCGGGGGTTGTTGTCTTTAACCAAGACGTTTCAGGTATAATTGGTTCCTTAACAGCGGCAGCCGCAGCAGCCTCACCAGCGGCGGGGGCAACTGTTTCAGCGGCAATTGCGGGCAAAGCGGCTTCCCCAGCAGCGCCAGCGGCGGCTTCTAAACCGATTGCTTCAGGAGCAACAGCACCAAGCGCCAAGGAAGGTAAAAAATCTTGAATTACGGATCTTACAGGATACGCTTCTTTTCTTGCAATCTTTGCCGCCTCATCTCTTGCGGCAAGATTTTGAAGGCGCTCAGAATAGTCAGCCGCCTTTTTCCCAGTGGGGTCAGTGCCACCCGCACCTAAAGCAGCCTCAATATGACGCGCACCGCTCATCACTAATGGCCCAAGAAGAGGTATGCTACCCCCTGAAGGGTCGTATCCCGGACCAGCTTCCTTATAATATTCTTGTTGTTGCGGAAGATAGGCTTGAACCCTTTCCGCATACCGTTGGTCTTTTTGCTGCTTTTCATTAATAGCACCATACGCCTCTTCAAACGGATTCCCCCCTTCAGAGGAAGAACCAGCTTTTGAGGGCGCGGGTGTTACTTGCGAATCCATTGATCCGTATTGAGAGATAAACGGGTTTTGGTCGTCCATTTACCGCTCCTACTATTCAAAATAACGGGAAAGATTGTGAACCGCAAAACGTGGGTCGCCCGTTTTAACATACAGATTATGAACGTACTGATCGAAATACTCAGCCGACTTTGGCCCGTATTTACGGTTCATCAAATCCGTAATTGGGTTGGGATGCAAGTTACCTTGTCCCGCAGGAGTCTTATCCGACAATGCCATGAGCGCTTCAATTGCTTGAGCATCCCGCGCATATTCGCTTGGCGGGTTTGTCTTTTGGAATACCTTTTCAGCGTTCCAACCTAAATTGTTAGTTTTCTGATTGTAATCAGTCGTGAAGTTTTGCAAATCTTGAGCGCGTTTATTCTGCGTAATCATGCTTGCAAGTAATGAACGTTGTGTTTCAGGCTGTAATGCACCTGTTGGGAACGCATTTTCCAAGCCCTGTGTGATAAACCCAGCATGGCGGCCCTGTTGAACTGATGCCCAAGTTGCGATCTTATTTGCCTGCTCTTGAGCGCTAAGTTTATCAGACCAGCCCAAATCGTTGCCCGTCATCGCACCAACCGTTTGAGCGTAGTTAGCCATTCGGTCGCGGAATGCTTTCTGAATACCGGAAGCAAGCAAGCCAGTTGAATCCTGAGAGGCAACCGCCTTTGTCAAAGTTTGAAGATCTTGCCTACCGTTATAAGCGGCACTACCTTCTTTGGTTGCGGTATTTTGTATCGCATCAGCTTGGGTAGCCAATTGTTGTGAACGCGGGCCGTATTGAGACGACACATCATTATTGATTGCGTCAATTTCTTGTTGAATAGCTGCATTTTTCTTGTCAGCATTCAAACCGTCTTCGCGGATCGACCCATATGCAAACGTCTGTAAGGGTTTAGCTTTTTCAGGGCCGACAGGAGCGGTTGGAGCCGAAGGAGCGCCAGTGGATGGGCCAGCGCCGCCACCGGATGGGCCGCCAGTAGTTCCAGATTGGCTTGCTGGGGGAATATTAAATTCACCGCCACCTATTGATGGTGCAGCGGCGCTTGACTGTCCGCCGCCCATACCGCCTATTGGAATTTGTTGCAATGAAATAGAGCCGTCAGGGTTCATGGTGCTAACCAATGCACCAGCACGACCAAGTGTCGCGCGTTTAGTAATAGCTTCGCCTTTTTGTGCTTCCGCTTGAGCGGCGCGTAGATTGCTTTCGGACGCAAGTTTCTGCGACTCAACCAACTGATTCGCATACGCATCAGCAGCCTTCGCAAGACCATAACCAAACGGACCCGGTGTTCCCGCTAACGTCGCACCGAACTTAAACAATGCAAGGCGCTCTGGATCAGCAAGGCCGGGGAATAGGCCGGATAAAATGCTTTTATTTTGAGATCCCTGACCAGTCTGATCGCCAGCTTGGGCGGCTGCGTTCTTTGCGTTTACATATGGCATATCAGCTTGACGCGCACCAAGGAGACCTTGCTGACGCGCTACAGTCCAAGCATTTGCGCCATTTTTCGCAATTTCATTTGCGGTCCAATCCGATGTTTCTTGTAAATGGGATGGATCGTTTATGTATGCGGCCTTTTGTTGAGGTGTTAATTTTTCCGCCAAATCGGGATGCATTTCATTAAAAAAATCATCGCCTTTTCCGGGGTTTGGATATTGTTTTGAAGCGCCGCCAACATGCAATTGGAATGGCCCGGCGGATGAATTATCATCACCCAACTTAAAGCGGTGGCCGCTTTCGCCTTGCGATAATTTGACAAACTGATCTACCGGAATACCCGCGTTTTTAGCGGAGTTTTGGATTACGGATGTATCCGCGACTGGGGCTTCATCCGATGAGTCATCCGTTGCGGCTCCACCGGGAGCATAATGACCAACGACGCCACCGCGATTCATGCCGCTTAGGACGTCAGCCGCGCCAAATGCTTGCTCAGATGGGGTGTCGTTAGACACACCTGAACCAAATACATCAGCGTTTAACTGCGCCAAATCATCTTTGGTCATAAGCCCATAGCTGGTAGGGATTAAGCCGCCCTTTGCACTATGAATACGACCACCGCGGTTTTCTTCTTTGTCTGGACCCATTGAAGATGTAACGCCAGTATAGCCTTCTTCTTTTGGAATTTTACTTTCCGTGGAACCGCCCGTTAAAGCAGCGCCAATTCCAGCCAACAAGCCACCCAATGGGCCGCCAAAGTTGAACGATGCCCCACCACCGCCACCCGCTGAATACGGACCATACCCGCCCGGACTTGCAATAGGACCATTGCTGGAACGGAAATCGGAAGAATAGTTAGCATTACGGGCGGTAGATGGTTCCCCATGCCCGCGACCTATTAATCCGCTTGCGGTAGCATCCGTTAATCCAGAAGAATCAGATCCTGAAGTACCCGCGCCTAAACCCGCTCCCGCACCCGCAAGGCTGGCAAGCAATGACGCGAAAGGAGACGCGCCGCTTATTGCTCTTGATGGGAGTGCAACGCCAGATGTCGGGCGCATGGATGCCAAATAGGAATTGTAGGAGTTACGCAAATCACCCAGTGATGCATTTCCAGAATTAGCAAGTGTGCCATACGCATTATACGCATCAACCATTGGCTTATTTGCCATCGCATGTTGCAATGCAAATCTATCAAAGCCCTGTGCGCCGCCAGCGATATCGCTCTGCAACTGTGCCATATTTGAGAGGGAGTCTTTACCGGAAGCGATTTGATCCGCCCAATAGGAATCGGTCGTTGGATTATAAGCGCGGCCAAAATCCTTTTCATAGATAGCGTTTAACGCATCAGTTACCGCTGGATCTGTTTTTGGTGCGGTCACCGCCCCATCAGTTGCGTAACCCTTAACAGCGCCACCCTCTTTAAATCCTAACCCCGGAATTTTTCCCAATGCGGAGAACATTGTCCCAATTCCGCCTATTGTATTTGCAATAGATGGGGATGCTGGCTGACCCGTTGTTGTCCCACCCATCGCGGGAGCGGCACCACTAATCAATGAACCCAACCATCCAAGCTGGCCGTAAGGGTTTTGATATTGGTTCATATACTGCTGATAGGCGGTGGATAACTGATTTTGAAGCTGCTGTTGTTCCGTCGCGCCCGCACCGTATTGCGCTTGCGCTTGTTGCAATGCAGCATTCTGTCCGCCCGTCGCAAGGTTAGCAAGGTTAAGTGCATTTTGAGACAAAAGATTGCGGTTTTGTAATTGCGTCGCAAGGTCAACACCCTGCTGCTGATTAAACTCACCAAGGGCCTGAGTGTAACCTTGGTTATAAAGATTAGAAATCGTCGCGTTGTTCGCCAAGTCTTGCTGACGCGCTAATTCCGCCTGAGCAATACCAGCGCGGTCGCCACCAAAAGCACCCTTTTGCATCGCATTGCCCAACACTTGTTGTTGCTGTTGGGCATTTGTTTGGTTAATATTCCCCATCGCTGCGTTAGCAACGTCACTAATATATGGACTCATATATTGATTAACGCCACCCAAAGAAAATTGTCGCATCTGCATTGGGGTAGCCGCTTGGGAAGTCATCTGTTCCGCCGCTGAGTAAAACGGCTGAGTCCCACCCTGCAAATTCGTAATGTTATTGATCGCGTTGATTTGCTCCGGCGTCTGGGGTGCGACAAGGCCGGGGACAAAACCCGCATATTGCTGTGCGGTCGATGGGTCGTAATATGGAGCGCCCGTTGATCCGATAAGACCGCCACCCTCACCAAGAAGCTGCGTTAACGCATTGGTTATCGCGGGGTTTGCTTGGTACGTCGTTGACGATGGACCGCCACTAAATAAATTACCCATGACCATTTACCCTTGCATAATCTTCGTTATACAAAAAGAATGACCCCGCTTTAGGGAAATGTCTTTCGTACAGTTTAACTTTGGCTTCCGTCCTGTGATTTGCGACAACACCGATAACAAGCGGTATCTGCATTTCGTCGGAACATTTTTTAGCGAACGTAATTAGTGATTTGACGCGGGTAGATCTGCGGTAATCAGGGTGGACGAAATTGAACAATTCATTAAGATGAAAGTCTTTTCCGTACCATAGCTGGTCAATAATAAGGCCAATCATTGCCTCAATTTGACCCTCACCAATAACCCCAACAACACCCTTACCAGCATTAATCATATTTGTGATGATATCATGCGTTTTTTCTTCGTCGTATTGAAAAACGCCATTCTCATCATGCATCATTTTAAGCAGATCAATGATTTGATCCACATCTTCAGCAGTAGCAACTTTGACCTTATAATCAGTCATTCTTAATCTCTTTTTGGTCCGGGAAGGTTTTTCAACGTTTTAACCAAGTGAGAACGGACATATTTAACAAAATTGTCCAGTTTATCGTGGCCCTTGTCCATATCACCGCCACCATAGCGCGTTACATCATCTGGGTGAATTACATACTCACCACCCGCCGCGACAATCGGAACTGGGCGGTGCGTGTTTGATATTACGCCGCCGCCTGTCGCACGGGATGCTTCCGAAATACTTGCGTTTCCGGGAACGGGGAACATAAGGCTTGGGAAGTTTACCGATGCACGGAAATTAGGCATTTCTGCCCCACCCGGACCTTCGCTGAACATTTTGCTTAAAATATCGCTACCAGCAAAGTCCCTGCCGTCAACACCCAATGCAATATCTGCTGGAAGATCCCGCAAGCTTTTTAGATTTGCGGATATACTTTTTGAACTTAACCCACCACCGCCCGCTTTGTGGGGAAGGTTGTGGTGATGGCCGAACATCTCATCCAGAATTTTAGCGCCCGCAAGGGTGTTGCCTTCACCAAGACCGGAGACGATGTCGGCTGGGAGGACATATGAACCTTCAAGGACGTGCATTGGGAGATGGTCGGTACGTCCGCCCACCGCCATTTGGATAATTCCCGTATGGCATGGAGTTGACTTTTCCCGCGCAAGCTTATCCGCCATATCAACATGGCCGCCTGATGCATATTGGGTTGCGCCCACTTCAGGGCCAGAGGTCTTGCGAACTGGCGTTTGCGGGGCCTGAGTTTCATAAGCCCCACGGATAAACCTTTCCCCGCTGGACAAATCCTTTGGCTCCCAAATACGTGCAATATAATCAGGATTTAAGCCAGACGTATCCGCACCTACGCCAAGACGGCGCATTTGACCGCCCGTGCTGTGCTTCCCACTTGGAGGCTCAGTGTAATAGATAGCCTGTTGCAATGGGCGGCCCGGAAATAGCTTTTGTGCCTCCGCCAAAGAACCCGGACCCGTATCCTCCGTTTGTTCAGGTTGCGCCTGTGGACGGGGTTGGCCTAAATTGGCAGGACGACGTGGTGGTAACGGCACCTTAGCATTTGGATATTGCGTATCCGTATTGGCACCGCCCATAGCGATTGTCGTATTTTGAGGTGTATTACCCGTCAGCGCCTTAATAAATGGGGTTGGGGCTGTTGAAGTGGTGGCGGGGGCCGATGGCGTAACTGGGGCGGTTGGCGCTGGCTTTCCCGTTAAAGCGCCGACGAATGAGTTACTGGAAGCGGGTTCAACTTTGTTCTCAGGGTTGTTTGGATGCGACCAATGCAAAAGATCCAAGGTCTTTTCATAAAAAGACTTCTCATGCGGTTTATACGCATATTCGGAGCGGTCCCGTGGGGTAATCGCTTGGGTTTTAGCCGCATCTGGGGAGTAAACAGTCGCGCCAACATCATCCGCAGAACTTGGGGTGTAATTAAACGAAGGGACCGCATTATACAACGATTTGGCGGTATTTGTGATGTAATCACCCATATTTGAAAGGGGGTTGTTATCCGAAGAGCCGCGATTGCCATAACGGATGGATTGGCTCATCAAACGGCGCATAGCCCTATCTTCTGGGCCACCCGCGACTGGATTTGAGGGAAGGGACGGCAATCTGTTGTAAATATCTGTTCCAATTCGGCGCGTATAGTCAATCGCACCCGTTGGGAATAATCCTGAAAGGTCTGGGCCAAAATCAGAGTTTTGAAACGCATCGCGTTCATCACCGTATTGAAATGCGTCCGACATGCTAAACTCCACTTGTTCTCAGATTTATTACACCAAAACTACACTTTTTAATAGCCCCGATTAACTATAAGATACCGCCACAACCATGCCAGATCCCGGCACAACAAGTATGGAGTTGTGTACGGGCAACATAACGCTGTAAACCCCGACAGTAGCGGGAATTGTATATATTCTGGTTCCGCTTGTCGTTGCGGTGCTGGTCGCATCATAAATCGTACCAGCGCTACCCGCTACAATAACGGAGACGTTGGCGACCCACCCCAACCTTGGCGTCAAAAGAGTAGCGGAGGAAATTTCCCCGCTGTTCATTACCCCCGCCAGATTGGAGGTTGTCTGCCCCCAATTGTTGATAGCCTGTACCGCATTTTTATGTGCGCTTAATATGTCGTCAAGCGATGCCATCAGTATCTCCCATCTGGTTGATAACGGTATCTTAATCCGCCTAAACGCCACCAAGTGTTGGAATCGTTTGAGAAGAACAATAGGCGGATAAATCGGGCGCGGATGCGGCAAGAGACATAAGATGGGGTCATTCCGTATTGGAACGTAAACGGACCCAGAGTATTTATACCGTTTGCGCCATCAAAATTTTGCGGCTCATCCGCATCGTTTGTAAACAAAATGTACATCTGTATGGTAGCATTGTAATTATCGCCGCCATTTGGTGATGTGGTTGGGTCGCCGGAATATGTTCCCCATACAAAGTCAGGCCAGATTTGGTCAACGAAAACAAGTTGATCCGCCTCCGCAATTTGGAAGAACCCGGTGGAGAAGGATGAGGTCATCGGAAAGGAAGCATTCCCCTGATACGCATTATACCCAACTTCATGTTGATAAATGAAGTTATCGTATCCCGTACCAAGTGGGTTGCCCAATACAGATTGGTCGATCCAAGCTGTGCGGCCTACAAATTGGCTAACCTGAGTCGCGCCGTCAAAGGCAGTACCCGTAAGGTTATAACCAAAGTTCCATTGGTTTACCGCCACGTTGTATTTGATATACGCATTATTCTCACCGATGGATGAGGTTAATGTCGCCCAACCAGCGCCAGAGGAATAGCTTCCCGTGCCAGTCGCAACAAATGTTACCCCAACTGTATTGGACGATGCGCCCAATGCGGTAAAATCCGTGTTGCCGACATATCCAATCGTATAGGTTTTCCCAACAACCAACGACCCCGCATAGGCCGTAAAGGATGGGTATGCGGTTGATGGGAAATACCAAATAATTTCGTTAAATTGCGAATTTATCGCGCAACGAATGTTATTTGTGTATGGTGGGAGATAAGCCGTTCCAGACCCCGTTCCCGTAGCGGTAGCGACAAATGTTAATCCCACTACGTTTGTCGTCGCACCAACGGTCGTAAAATCCGTTGTTCCAAGAGATGTTATAACATATGTTTTGCCCGGAATAAGGGATGAAGGGGATACGTTAACCCCGCCGCCCGTATTGAGCGTTTGGAAAACAAAGTCCCAAGCGGGGCATGGGAGAACTTCCGGCCCATTACCACGGTTTACGAAAAACTGCTTTTGGCTCATCCAATATATGTTATTTAGATATTGGCCGACCGATTTGCGCGAAATAGCACCGCAATTTGATCCAATCTTGTTAAATCCATAAACAAGAGGCGCACCAACATACTGCATCGCCCAGCAGTCAATATCCGTCCAGATAAACGCCTGTTGCGGACCTTGGATACAGGTTACAATTTTATTGCCCGTTGGGATGCGGAAGCTACCCGCTTGATTAAGTGCGGTTCCAACCCAAGTGGTGGAATCTTGAACATCTGACCAGCGAAGAAGAAGCGGGTCTTGTTCTAACCCAAATGAAGAACCCCATGCAACAATTTGGCGTTGTGGCATTGCGACAAACGCGCCATCATTAAGAAGCGGTGCTTGGATGCTTGGTAAGTTAGCATTGGCGGAGGCTGTGTTAAACGCATACGTATAAACAGGGCCGCCAGCGGGGCATGCGACAAGAATCTGCCCAAAGTTATCCAAAGACCAGTCAGTAGCGTTGATCTGGTAGCCCGCATTGTAACTGGTTGCTGTACCCGTCCCGCTACCAACGCCAGTAGCGGTAAAAATAACGCCCACTGTGTTAGAAGACGCCCCAATCAATGTAAAGTCAGTGGTTCCAACCGTAAGAATTTGATATTGAGTCCCAACAATAAAAGACCCAGCATTTGTTATAGCGCCTGTACCCGTTCCGTATCCACCAACGCCATATCCGCCAGAACCATACCCCCCTGATTGAGACGTTGGTAATGGAGAAATGTAAAAGTTGGTATTGGGCATACCGGAATTTGCAGGGACTGGATTGGGGGTATAAGCCGTACCCGTACCAGATCCAACGCCAGTAGCGGCGAAAATAACACCAACCGTATTGGCGGATGCGCCAATCGCGGTAAAATCCGTAGTACCAACCGATTGAATTTTGTATTGCTGACCAATAACAAATGAACCAGCGGCTGTCGCGGATGCAACAACGTTAGGTGCTTGGATTGTAAATGTAGGGGCTGTTTGGTTTGATCCTACCGCCGTAACTGTAAAAGACCCCGCCAAAGTAACGTTGTTTACCGTTACTGGGTCCGCAATATAATAATCACTGCCAACGGTATATGTGTGGTTATCAAGGTAAACAGTAACCGTTTGGCTACCCGGAGCTATATAATATGCGGGCACGCCCAATAATCTGGCGGTTCCTGTGCCAGTATACGTCGTTGCTGTACCTGTTCCAGTACCAACCCCTGTAGCTACAAAAATAGTTCCCGGAGTGCTATTAGCGGCTCCAATTAATGTAAAATCCGTAGTTCCGGCTGTTATAATTTCATATGTGCTGCCAACAACAAAAGCCCCAGCAGTCGCCACGGCAATCGTAGACAAAAATACGGTTCCCGTTAAACTGGATGCCGCCCCGTTAGATGTCCAAACTGTCGTTCCCGGAGTTTGAATGACGTAGGTGCGATATTGTTCTAAAGTAGCGGCATAACCGCCGGAAGACGTTTGGGATATTGAAATAGAATATGTTCCAACGCCGCCCGCAGTATAAAAACTATAAGTTCCAGCCGCTTGAACCGTGAAATTGCTTGCGGTTCCCGTAACGGTTACCAACGTAATGGTATTGCTGGAAATAGATCCAACAAACGTGCCATTAGGAATGCCTGTGCCGGACACCAATTGCCCAACAGCAATGCTTGTAACGTTTGCGAATGTAACGGTATTTGTCCCGACAGCACCACCGCTGGAATAGGTTTTTGTAACAACCGCTGCTGCACTGCTGGTTAATTGCGAAACGATAAGAGTTCCAGCCGTTGTATTAGAACTGCTAATCAACTGACCAGCGCTCAATGTCCCACTGGTAATAGCTGTAACCGTTAATACCGCTGCGCTGCTACTACCATTAAAAAGGGCGGAAGCATTGGTGAATAAAAAATTGGTTTCAGGCTTTGTGGCCGTAGTTGCAATTTGTATTGTATACGTCGTGCCATTTGCGCTTGATACAGCATACGGCCCTTGGAAAACTGTACCACCAAGTGATATTGGTTCTTTAAATTCAATAAAGTCGCCAACAATTGCGGGTATTTCCGTATCTACAATCGTTACAATATTGCTACCCGCAGTTGTAGATATCTTAATTACTGGAATAGCCGTACCCGTACCTGTACCCGCCCCCGTCGCGGTGAAGTAGGTATAAAGGTCGTTGGACGACGAACCAATAGACGTAAAATTGGTCGTTCCAGTGTTTTGAATAACGTAACTAATTGTACTTAATGTAGATGTAGCGTTAGCAGCATAATTAGCCCGGAATTGCGGGGTAACATCCGTTAAGGTACCGTTTGTAAGGATCTGCAATGACCCATACGCATTTGTTCCGGGGCTTGGCCCAACGCAACCCAAAGCAAGATGATTTAAGTTGTTTAAATCATTGTACGCCTTCATTGACCGGACAGTGGACGATATGGCGGCGTTATAATATGGCTGCCATCCGCCCATTTTTTGGGCCAGTCCAAGTTGGTTCCGGTCGGGGAGAAACCGAATCTGGTTCGTATCCGAAATAGCGGATTCGTTCAAATTCAGCGTCTTTATTAAGTCAACGCCGGGGACAAGTTTAAGTTCTGCACGGGGCATAGGTTAACTCCGTGGAGGGGTGGCAATAGGCGATGGGGAGCGCGAAGACCAAGCGGGTCCTTCAAACTTCTTCCTGTATTCTTCAACCGTTGCACCCTTCAGAAGCGCTTGGTATTGGCTTTCATACGTAACCGCCATCTGTGGGTCATCGTTCAACTTACCGAAATTCCGTTGATAGGCGGAGACATAAATCATCGACGCTATAAGGAATAGGTCGGGGAAGTAAGTGCTTATATACGTAGGCGTGTTGGACGCACTTAATGTCGCAAATCTTTCCGTACCCGTTATTGTAAGCGGGTAGGTTGCATCTGGTATTGGCCCCAAAAGAATGGTTATGTTGTTCAATCCGGTAGTGTCCGTACCAGATCCGTACATTGCAAAATACGTTGGGGTTCCCGTAGTGTTGCCATTAAACACATTCTGAATGTATTCTTTGGAAACGTTAACCAATGGAAACACGGCAGAAGATGGGGTCGTCACAGATACCGTTTGGACGGAAATAAACTGCGATGGGAGAATGTTGACATATCCCTGAGACGCGGTCGTTGAATACGACGATGTATCAGATACAACAGTCGCTAAAAGGTCCAAATCCCTTTGAATCCGCAATTCCGCATAAGAAATTGCATCTGGAAGAATAGTCAAGAAGTATGGATCAGTGGCGGGGACGACTGCAAGCGTAGCAAGCTGTGTTACATAGTCACTGTATGATAAAGCCACGGTCGCCCCCTATAGGCATAGTATTACTGTGCTGGCGCGTTAACCACTTCAACAGGAGCCGCCGCCTGAGCCGCCTCAAACTGTGGTTCTACCTGCCTACGGATTTCCGCAATTAAATCTGCAACTTCCGCATAGGCTCCCCGTGAAACCAGCAAAAGGATTGCGTTTACTTGTTGAAGAGACAATTTTAGATCAACTTGCACGTCGTTCATTTGTATTTCCCTGTCTTCAATTGAAATATGTCGGCGCGACACATTAATTTAATGCCATAAACCTTTGGCAAAGTCTATGAATTGGTTATGAAGATGCCCCTTTAATAAGGCCAAAGTTAATGATAACAGATTCTTGTACAGTTCCCTTTAGGGCGTAAATTGTAACTACAAAAGTCGAAGTAGACACCCCAGATACAAAATACGCATATGTATTAGAAAGACCCGAACCAATAGATAAAACAACCGTGTCATTTGTGTTCACGGATGTATTGCTGACCGTAAAGGATGCGGGATTAGAAACCGTATAATTGTTCCAAAATGCATTATACGTATTAATGACACCTGTTGGGGCATTAATTGTCACAGACGTTGTAAGACTTGTTGTTTGAGTTACCGTAGACCCAGCGCCTGTTCCATAACCCAAGCCAGCACTTGACCCCTTACTAACAGCAAGAACGTTCCCGGCGTTATCTATTTTTAGTCGCGGCGTTCCGGGAAAAGCACTTGAACTTGTATTAAAAGAAAAATTATTATTGACGTTCCCGCTATCAAGCGCAGTTATTATGTTGGTAGCACTTGAAGCCCCTATTCCCAAATAAGAGGTAGCATTGCCAGTTAGTGAAGCTGATGAATATCGAATATCAGAAGTGTTGCTGGCTGATGCGGGAATAAACAATCGGCTAACTGAAGTGGCCGTACCAATACTTACGTTTCCCGACGTAGATAGGGTGCTGAATGTTCCCGCATAATTACCGCGAATGACCCCATCATTTGCAATCCAAACACCGGATGTTGGGTCGGAAAATAGTACAATGCGATATCCTTTGGGGATAACAACCGTATTGCCGCCAAAAGCATTGGATATTGTAATGGTTTGAGTCGTCGTAATTTGATTTTCAAAAACCCAATATCCACCAACACTACTGCCCGCTGAGTTTGTGATTGGGATAACAACGTTTACGCCCGCACCGGGGCTTCCATTTAAATAAATGCGAAAGTTTGCAATTTCCGAAGTGGAAAGATTATAAGTGGTTCCACTTAATGTAGACGTAGTTGTAGTCCCAAATGCGGCATCAATAGCCACAAAATTGGAGTTTAACGGAACGTTCCAAGAGGATGAATTGGCATCCGGTTCCTGAAGTGCTTTATTTGTCGTATATGTAACCATGACTCATTTACCTTTCAGACCGAAACGCATCTATTTTATCAAAAATCTGACGGCAAATATCTTCTATATGCCGAATGTTTTCTACAAATTCCGATCTGGGGACTGTGTTAACTTCTAAAATATGAAGATCTTTCCGAAGTTCCTTAACAGCGCCCCATAATTCGCGGGCAAGCCATCCTACTACGGATAATGCAGCGCCACCAAGTAGATTAATCATCGTCTGCGTATCCATGATACTTTCCCTTACCAAGACCAAATAAATGCAGCGCCATCACCGCCGGGACCACCTGCGCCCCCTGTAGTGCTACCCCTACCACCACCGCCGCCTCCGCAACCAATGCCGCCTTTTCCCCCAGCACCGCCTATACCTGAAGCGTTTCCGCCACCGCCAGCCCCGCCTGCCCCAAGCATAGTAGGTTGCGTAATAAAGAAACCATTACCCCCAGCGCCGCCAGATGTCGCGCCGCCAGATATGGTTGGATAATTATAATTGATTGCAACAGCATACCCAGCATTGCTTGTATTGGCATTTGAACCTGCGCCGCCGGACAAAAATGTTGTTGTTGAGGCCGTTTGAGCCGCGCCAGCAACCCCCGCCTGACCCGCAATGGAGTTAAAAATACCAGCAGCGCCAAAATAGTTATTGGTCATTGCGGTGCCACCTGCGCCACCTGCGGCATTTGTTCCAGCACTGCCGCCATTCGCCGTTAAAAGTGTATATCCTGAGCCAGTTTTAGCTTGGTAAATAATTGATGTAGTCCCACCTGCTACACCTGTTGAATTGGCCGCTCCACCTGTTCCGCCAGCACCAATAGATACTTGCAGCACATCTGGGATAAATATTGCTGGTCCTATCCAAGCCGTAAAAGCGCCAGATCCCCCACCGCCTGTTGCTGACCCGCCAGCACCACCGCCGCCACCACCTGCGCCAATGATTAAAATACGCGCCATAGCAACGCCACGGGGTTTTACCCAGTCAATGGTCGTGCCGCCACCATAAAACTCTTGGTAGTTGGAACTTAGTGGCTGAATCGTATTAAAAACATCTAACATGATTTCACCATGAAATTATAACGCAAAAGCCATCACCGCCAATGCCATTTGAGCTACCGCCACAACCTATTCCACCCTTGTAAGCTGTTGCCGTTGCGCCACTTACGCCGACAATAATAGGTTGAGTTTGAAAAAATCCATTTGTTGTAGTGCTATAACCGTAATTTGAGGTTGTTGAGGTGGCACCTGCGCCGCCAGATAAAAATGTTGTTGATGAGGCTGTCTGCGCCCCAGTTGAACCAGTTTGGCCGTCAACCGATTGAAAAAATCCCATGCAAGAAAAATAATTTGATGTGGATGCACCGTTTGTTGCGCCGCCAGTGCTTCCGGGACCTGCTGTAAGAAGGGTGTAAGTGGTTTTATTGCGAAAATTAACAACTGTGCTGGTTCCATTAGCCGCATTAATACCGCCCTTACCAACCCAAACTGTTAACTCATCTGGAACTAAAAAAGCGGGAACTAAACAATTTGTAACAGATCCTGACCCACCGCCAGTAGTACCTGAATCGCCACCGCCACCTGCGCCAATCAAAGTAAACCAAACAAATGATACGCCAATAGGTTTTACCCAAGAACCTTCATAAACTGTACCAGAAGAAGGCACGGAAAATGTCTGAACATTGCAATTTGTGGGGGTCGGGTAATTGAAAGGAAATGTCATGTTTTCACCGCGATGCTATGATTACAAGGCCCTGTCCGCCCTTGCATCCAGTTGTTACACCTTGCGCTCCTCCACAACCCGCTCCGGTTAAAACAGTATCAACTGTAGCGGTGTTACCCGCTACGCCGACTATAATTGGCTGTAATTGAAGGAATCCATTTGTGGTGGTTAAATATCCATAATTACCGTTAGTCTGAGAAGACCCAGAACCACCACTCAAAAAAGTAGTTGCGGAAGCAGCGGTATTTGCACTTGTTGAACCTGCTTGACCAGCAACGGATTGAAATAACCCCATATTTGAAAATTGATTGGCGGTCATTGCTGTCCCGCCACCGCTTCCAGTAAGCCCACCATTGGCAGATAATAACGCGACTAAAGTAGAGGAAGAAGTTTGATAATACACATAAGTGGTACCGCCACTTGCCCCGGCTGCGGCAGACGCACTTGCGGAAATTATTAAATTATTTGGAACATTTTGCGCGGGACCAAACCAAGTCGTGACAGCGCCAGACCCGCCTCCATTAGTGCCAGCATTACCCCCAGCACCACCGCCAATTAGCATCATATAAATTTGGCTAACCCCAACAGGTTTTACCCAGCTTCTTTGGCTTCCATCGCCGTAGAAAAACTGCACATCAGCATTGCTGTTGCGAAACTGTTGTTGGGTTTGCCGAACGAACATTATTTTCCCCACCAATAAGGAACGGGGGAATTATCGTCAACGCAGGTGTATTCCACGGCAACACCGTCACCAATCTGCGTCCCATCTTCTTTGAACAGGCCAATGTGGTTTCCGTTCGCATCCAAATGGTCATAACCAAATGAACCATCTACAAATTGAACTTTGAACCACGTATCCGTTTCTCTCCACATATTAATAATCCCCCGCAACTGTTACAACGGAATAACCCGTACCCGAGGAACCCGTTGACGTACCAAAAGTTACATACAGAAGATAGTTGGCGTTTAAAGCAAAGTTAAGCGGAAGCTCAAATACGCTGGATGCGGCAGTTTGGGAAACCGTAACGGCTGGGAGCGTAATTTCGTCATACAACCATGTGTTGGTTGCACTGGTTGAAGAACTGGACGAAATAAATACGCGGCAGACCGTTGCGGCTGGGGAACCGACCGGGCGGAATCTGATCTTTTGAAGGAAAGATCCGTTAGCGCCAGCGGTAAATGCTTTGTACAGCGTACCAGATCCGTCCTGAGCCGTGTTAGCGGTAGGACCGACAACAAGACCTGAGTTGTCCGACGCAACAGATTCAACGTGACCTGCGATGGAGAAAATTGGTGCGGTATTAGCGGCCATTGTAGTGTCCTCTTATGGCAAGATATAGTTGGTGGATATAGCCCTTGATAGGCCAATTGAAGTTGATGATCCAGTAGCAGCGATTGTAATGGAACCAGACCCGTTAGTAACGGAAATGCCAGTACCAGCGGTAATTGTTGCAAGTGTATATGTTGACCCGTTACCAACCAGTAATTGACCATTTGTAGGGGCGGTTGAAAGTTGCGTACCGCCCGCCGCCACAGGCAATGTACCTGCGGTTAGTGCGGAGGAAGATGTGCTGTAAATAGCATTATTTGCGGCGGTAAATGTGGTTAATCCCGTACCGCCGTTAGTTGTCGCTAATGTACCCGCAACCGTTACTGCGCCCTGAGTCGCGGAAGACGGCGTTAAACCCGTTGTTCCAAAGTTAATAGACGTGACAGCCACAGATGTTGCGGCTGACCAAGAAGGCGCGGCCCCCGTATTACCGATCAATACCTGACCAGTCGTACCAGCAGCGGTTACTCCCAATGCGCTTGTCGTATTGCCGTAGATAACGCCGTTAGCGGTAAAAGTCGTAGCGCCCGTACCACCGTTACCAACTGTTAACGCATTGGTTAAGTTTAATGTGCTAATTGTAACTGCGCCAGTAGATACGTTTCCAATAGAAATTGTACCCGTACCCTTGGCGTTAATAGTTAAGTTTTCGTTTGCACCGGATGATGTAACCGATAAAGCAAGACCGTTACCAACAGCGGCGGATTTTACGTTAAACCCGGTAACAGCCGATGCGGTTGAAGCATCTACGTTAAAAGATGGGTTGGTTGCGCCAGATGGACCAACCGCTAAAGCGTTAGATGATGTTGATGTAACGGTTAGCGTACCGATACTTGGAGTGCTGGACCAAGCTGGGGCAACACCAACACCGCCAGAAACCAACACCGAACCTGTAGCTACATCCGCCAATTTAGAAAGCGTTGTAGCGCCGGAAGCATAAAGTAAATCGCCCGTTGTATAGGACGTAATGTTCGTACCGCCACTTGCAACAGGAACAACGCCGGAAAGGGTTGCAAGCGTAACGGTTGTCCAAGAAGGGGCAGCGGAAGCGCCGCCAGAAGTTAGGAATTGACCAGATGTGCCATATGTTCCAGCGCCAATACCAAATTGACCAGCGGGGCCGAATCGGAAAGCTTCCGTTGATGAGTTACTGCCCGTAGCGGTTGTGAACACAGACGCATACGTTCCCTGCGCCGTATCCGTGAAGTTTTCCGCTGCCGTTATATCAAAACGACCTGTAGATGCGGCGCCAAAACCAGTTGCACCATAACCGCGACCAGTAAACTGGGCAATTGTATCGCCAGATTGCGATGCTGTTGGAGATGCGGCAGTTCCACGGGCGGAACGTGCTGTATATACACCATAAGCACCTGTGCCGTATGCGTCCTGCGTAATACGGGTATTGGCGGCATTAGCGCCCATAATATATATGTCAGTACCCGCTGGTAGGCCCGTTGTTGGGGGCGTAGCGGTTTGACTATTTGATAAAACTGTTAATGTTGTATTTGGAGCAACGGTATTTAAACCAAGGCGGAAATTGGTGTTATCCCAGAAAAACTTTGAGTTATTTTGAGAATAGACACCTGAAGCGCCCGAAAATACAACCGAACCCGCAGTAAACGTTGTTGTTGTACCCGTTCCGCCATTTGTAACGCCCAACGTTCCAGTTACGCCCGTAGTTAATGGAAGACCAGTTGCATTGGTCAAAACAGCGGCAGATGGCGTACCAAGGGCGGGGGTAACAAGCGTTGGAGACGTTGAAAGAACAACAGATCCTGTGCCAGTTGAGGTTGTGACGCCCGTACCGCCAGCAAGAACAGGAAGTGTACCCGCCGTTAATGCGGATGCGGATGTTGAATAAATAGCGTTATTTGCCGCCGTAAAGGTCGTAAGGTTAGTCCCACCATTGGCGGTTGGTAATGTTCCGGTTACGCCCGCTGTAAGAGATACTTGACCAAACGAAGCTGCGGCGGATGAACCGTTGGAAAGAAGCGCATACCCAGTTGTTGCAGATGGGGAAATCTGACCAACAGAGGACGTGCTTGGGGCATATAACAATCCATACGCGGTTAGCGTAGTTAAACCTGTTCCACCATTTCCAACGCCAACCGTTCCAAGGCCAATTGTATTACCCGTTTTGGTAATAGGGGCAGAAACTTGAATGTTGCCGGAAGAAGAAATTTGCGACCAAACCAATGCGGTTGAACCAACGGTAATTGTACCAGTCGTCGTCATGGTCCAAGAAGTTGCGCCGTTTGTCGTGCCATTGCTGACGTAAACAGCAGCGCCAGTTTCAATGAAATTAGGCCCTGTTCCAACTGCGTTAAAATCGGTAGAACGGGTTAATACCCAGTTAGTTGAACCAGAACCTTGGTTTGTAACGACATAAATACCGTTTTGCAAACCACTTGATTGGTTTTTAACCAAAACGCGGGTCGAATTAGTAACGTCAGTCGCGGTAAATGTATAACCATCAATGGTTAACGCTGCCTGAGTACCCGCATTGGTAATTGTAGCGCCAACACCTGCTGTACCATTATTGTATGTTACCGTACCAAGGTCTGCGGTAGTCGCATAACCAGAGGCGGTGTGATACGTCGTATTGGCAACCGTTGAAACTGTGTTGTCGACATATTGTTTTGTCGAAGCTTGCAAGGCGGACGTTGGGTCCTGCGTCAAAGTAAGCGTTGTCAAACCAGAAATTGTAGAAGTACTGCCGCCAAGGGATATTGCGGTAGAACCAATCGTAATGGAGGAATTGGTCAACCCAGCATTTGGAATAGTAGAAACAGCGGTAAACGCACTTGTTCCGTTACCAACAAGATAGCCCGTTAAGGTTGTAGCCCCAGTACCACCATTGGAAACAGGAAGCGTACCCGTTACGCCAGTTGTTAAAGGTAATCCCGTAGCATTTGTCAAAACCGCAGCAGATGGGGTTCCAAGGGCTGGCGTTACAAGCGTTGGCGAATTTGACAACACTACTGAACCAGTACCCGTAGAGGTTGTAACCCCAGTTCCCCCCGCCGTTACAGGCAACGTGCCGGATGTTAAAGCTGACGTAGAGGTGGCATATAATGCACCTCCAGACGTAAATGATGTTAAGCCAGTACCGCCATTTGCGGTACCCAACGTCCCACTTACATGCGTAGTAAGACCAATTTTACCCCAAGACGGAGCAACACCGACTCCGCCAGAAATAAGTGCATTGCCAGTAGCCACGTCATTAAGACGGGCCAAGGTGGAAGATGATGAAGCATAAAGCAAATCACCTGTCGTATACGACCCATAACCCGTACCGCCCTGTGTTTCCGCCAGTGGTGTGGTTAGCCCCGTTATACTTGTAATGTCGCTATTCGCGCCAGAAGAGGCTACACCAAGAGCCGTTCTTGCCCCCGGAGCAGTTGTTGCGCCTGTACCACCATACCCAATAGAAATAGCGGTTCCATTCCACGTACCAGTAGCAATCGTTGCTAAATTGGTTGTTCCATTGGCGGTGAGGTTTGTAAAAGAACCAGAACTTGGAGTTGATGCGCCAATTGTCGTCTGGTTAATTGAACCGCCCGTAATTGCAACGGAGTTCGCATTTTGCGTCGCCATTGTTCCAAGGCCAGTGACCTGACCCGATGGAATCAAAATGTTAACATTTGACGCGGAAGTAATTTGACCTTGGGCATTGACGGTAAATTGAGGAACAACCGATGCGGAACCATAAGTTCCCGCCGTAACGCCCGTGCTGGAAATTGCAATGGTACCGGAGGTTGTAATCGTACCGCCGGACAAACCCGTTCCCGCCGTAATTGATGTAACACTACCACCACCAAATCCCTGTGCTTTAACGTAGGCAGTCGTTGCTAACGTCGTGCTTGAATCGCTGGTTGCAGGAGTTGGAGCCGTAGGAACCCCAGTAAATGCGGGGGAAGCTAACGGTGCCGCCCCCAATAGACTCATTGTCTGAGCTACAGTTAAATCTGTTGGGGCAGAAGAAACCCCCGTATTGTTGCCTTTGATGGTATTGGCGGGCATGTTCGCTAAGTAAGAATTGGATAGCGAACCCGTTGGCAATCCAATTGTCCCCGTAGACGTAATCGTCCCACCGGAAAGCGGAGATTGCACCGTAATAGATGTAATACCATTATTTGGGTAAGTTTGTTGGGTATATTGCGCGATTTGCCCTACCGTAAGGTAAACGGTCGTCCCGTTTTGCACCGCAGGAATTTGATTGTTTGCGGTCGCCGCTGTAGTTGATGGCAGGTTTGAAATGGAAATATTTGACATTTACGCACCTGTTTGAACGATTTGTGTATATTGCGGCGGAATACCAACGGACGCAGTTACTATACGTGTATTTGGACCCAAAAGTCCACCTGAAGGTATAGCAGAATTAGCTTGATATGTAAAAGAAACCGCCGATAAAACGGTTACACTGTACATACCCATAGCGTTGTTGTTTGTTGTCCCCGTAACCGATATTTGGCTGCCAGTTGAGAGGTTATTTGCGGCGGATGTCGTCACGGTAACGGTAGTGGAACCATCAGCGGTAATTGATAGCACGGGTAATAGAATATCGTATTGCGTCTGGTTGATTAACGGCATTAACGCATTAGGATCAAGATCTGCGGGCTTGCCAATGGGCTGCGCGGTTAAAGTTTGCCCATCTTCCGTAATCAGATCAACATTATTGGGGACGGGAATGCCAGTGGCGGTGTTAATGGTAAAGCCGGGTTCCGCCAAATTGCTTGTATTGTAGTAATCATACGAATCAGGACGGGCATTCATAATTGGAATCGGGTCTTGACTGACCATAATTGGTTTTAACTGAGCCTGAGGCTTGTCATAGCATTTTTCGCACACCAAAAATCGCAGGTTCTGCAATTGCGGACCACGGTAATCAAATTGAAAACGCAGGGTCTTATGGTTGTAAATAAACCCGCAACGGTCGCACCGCCCCCATGCGGAGGGGGAGTTAGGATTCGCATATGCATGGCCGTGGGGACGATAAGCCATTAGTGCAAAGCCTCCATCCGCCTTTGTGCATGAGTTTCACGAAGAGCAGCAGTAATTTTGGCTTGATGTTCTGGGGTACGTGGTTTCTTTTTGCCTTTATGGGCAGCAGATATTTTGGCCCGCCATTCAGGTGTTTTGCGTTTACCTTTTTGGACAGCAGACATTTTTGCGCGATATTCGGGGGTCGTGTTTGTTTTTTGAGCCGTTTTTCTCATTTGTTCCCGTCTTTCTGCGGAAACAATTTTGCCCTTTTTTTGTTCAGAAAGTAAACGTTTAGTTTCTTCTGTGTGCTTAATACCTTTTGCACCTTCTCCGCCAGCGGCCAAATTGTATTCAGGTTTTAATTCAGCAATAAGTCGAATTTCTGCTGCTATCATGTCATCAATATTTGCATGGATTTCTAATATTTCCCATGAAAAAGCGTCTTCACCATATTTGCGAATTGCTGCATGAAACTTAGGGCAACTTCCGCCATTTGAAAATTTGGCCCTTGCCTTAGAATAATGATTGGATTTACGATATGACAAACCACGGGATGTAACGCCAATATAGCGGTTCCCGTTTACAATGTTTGTCGCTACGTAAACTATGTAAGCCATTGTTAAGAAACCCTAAAATATCCCGCTAATCCAGGCATAATATAAAGTGGGACGTTTTCCGTATCCTGCGTAGCGGCTATCGTATACGCCTGTTCCGCCTTAGCTTCCAATAATTGGAGCCTGTCAGGGGCATAAATAGCGGATAACCGTGCCGCTAATCCAGAGGCCATCGCATCCAGCCAACGATACGGAATGTCAACCGTTTGGCCGCCCGTTAGATTTGCATCTTGGATCTGATGAACCCTGTAATAGTTTAACGTATAGTAACCAGTCTGGTCTGGAACAGGCCAAACGGTGATCGTTGGGCTAATTAAACGGTCAAACCAGAACACTGTTGGCGGCGATTGAAGCAATTTATTTGGCGTTTGGGAGTATTCTGTGCGCGAAATAGGCATAATAACGCGGTCAAACTGCGAAGAAGTGCCGCTATTGTATCGAATAAACGCATCCAAAACCATAACTGTTGGACGTGCATCGCCCGTAACAGTACCCGCCACAGTCAAGCTACCCGTTGTGGAATTTGCATAAGACACAGTCGTAGATGTAGATGCGGTAACAACATACGTACCATTGTACCCAGTAGGGGTCATGCCCGCCACAGTAATTGGAGAGCCAACGGGATACGTATTGGTACTGCTATAAGTAAGAGTAGCGGTTGTACCAGTGCCGGAAATGGCGGTAATATTATCTATAGGGGCCGCCGAATAGGTTGTTACGCCTTGAACAAGAGGTACGGATATAAGATCCACTTCCCACAGATTGACGCCTTGGTTAGCCCAAGACGCCAACATAAGGTTGGTTTCCATCGTAGCGTCTGCAAAATGCTCTTGCAGAAGCGAAGTACGGCGGATTCCGCAACGCGAAAACGCATTGAGGACTAACTCACCTAAGCTGGGTTGGAAGTTGTACGTACCCGAACTGGTCATTTGCTATCCTTAGAAGATAGTACCGTCGTTTGCTATTAAAACACCGCCAATATTGATGCTCACAACTGCCGCCGCCGCAGCGCTTGATGCAATTTGGAAGCGCAAATCGGTTTTTTCCGCATAAGCAAATGGGAAATGGCGTTGTACTTCATATGTTGTGTTGAATGGTGTAGTTACAATTAGCTTTTGAACGCCTGACGATGAATTGGTAATTGCCCGATACGTTGTATAGTTTGCGCTGTTTCCGTTGAACGAAGAATAAGCGCCATAACGATAACCGTAAAATGTGTAACCTGCGGGAACCGTATATACAGCCTGTTGAGATGCGCCAAGGCTTGATGTTGTTCCGTTAAATACGCCCGTATTGATCTGGGCATACGTTACACCGCCGTTGATTAGTGTTATGACACCGGATGGATTAGTCGTACTTCCAACGGAAACAAACATATTATTGATGCGGAAATACTGGTTTACCGTTGGCACATTGGTTGTGCCATTTAAAACAAGATTTTCGGTAAGCACATTGTAATTAGCATCCAAACCAACAATGGTAATCGTTGCGGTATCGGTATTCACCGTACTAACAAGGTTCATTGTCACAGCGGAAGACGGAAACACATATTCTGTTGATCCCATATTCTCCCAAACGGTGCGAAATAACCCAGCCGTTGCGGGGGTCGTGCCATAACCAAAAATATTGGTGGGCGTATGGCCCGTAATTTGATTGCGGGAAACCTGCAACTCAAATGGTTCATAATAACCACGTTTAGTGACGGAATCGTTAATTACAAAAGCTTGGCTGGTCATAATTATTTACCTTTTTTACGTGCAACTGCTGCATTATCCACCAAATTTGGATAAGGACGGCCAGCCGCCCTTGCATGTGCTTTTGCGGTTGATTTTTGTTTTGCGGTGAGGTGTTTATGATGAGCATCTTTCTCAGCGGGATGCTCCCAAAAAGGTGTCTTAGCCATTATTTCCTCACCAAAAGAATAAGAATTATGCCGGAAAGGGCAACATTAACAATTTCACCAAATGATAAACCTACAACCATTTTAGCAACCCCATTTCCGAAGCGACTTATTGATCCGGCTTTCTGGATCATGCGCGTTTTTGTGATTTGTCAGTTTGGAACGCATCCCTTCCATCCGCGCACAGAATGACTTATGGCGGGAATTATGCGTATCTTTGGTGGGGGCTTTCAATGTGCCGCCCGTTTCAGAATGATACGAAGAACGACCCTTAGCGTTTAACCCGCCAGAGGGTGATTTACCTTCAGATCTTGTCCATGCAGCAGTCATAAAAACCTCCGAAGAAAGAAGGGGGCCGCAGCCCCCCTCAATTAGTGCATTTTCTTCAACGTCTGAGCCAGTCTGGCGCGTTTAGCAAGAGTAGGGTTATCGCTATGCGCCGCTTTAGCTAACTTTTTGGCGGGGATTTTCTCCCCAGCCGGGACGTGAAGCTGCCGATGAAGCGCACCGGGATGCTTGATAGCACCCTGAATCCACTTCGTAGCACCGCCATCAGCATGATGCTGACGGCTTACGACTCCCCCGGCTCCACCATGCGGCCAGCAGGGGTCTTAACCTTGTTGGCTGCGGAGAAAGGACGCATCTCAGCGCCGCCAACTGCACCACCCGACTTACGGGCAGGGCGGTCAAGACGGTGATGAGCATGGTGACCATGCATTTCAAGGTGCTTATGCGCCTTGTGAGTGCGGCCACCGCGTTTACGGGCTGCATGCTTTTCCTTGGCTTCGTGTACCGTAGGAGAATTTGCACCTGCGTAAACGTCATGTGGGGTTTCGTCTTTGTCTACTTGACCATGCATTGGCGATTCGACAGCGCCGCCCTTTTTGTGGGCAGCACGTTTCATCGTATGCATAGAATGCTTCTTAACCATGTGATGAGCATGACCGCCATGAGCATGGTGACCATGATGTTCAGAATGATGCTTCATGGGTTACTCCTTAAAAGTTGTAATACTGGGTTAAACCAAACAAGCCAGTTGCAGACTGAACATTGTAGGCTTGCGGAATCTGGCGGAACGAATACTTGTTCGTGCCAGTGGAAGGCGTAAGATTGACACCCGACGCATTCGCAAGGTCAATCGTGCCACGGACATCGCCCGTTGTTGCGGACGGTGTAGTACGGTCAGCAGGTAAGAAGCCGTTTGCAGCAAAACCCGTGTTAACACTCAAAGCAGTCTGAGAGTTACCAGAATTTACTACAACTTCAGCAGCCGTATCCGAACGAACAGGAAGGCCAACAATTGCGGTTGTACCAACGGAATAGGCATGTGTAGCATCAGCAGCGTTAAGAACAACACTCTTGATGTACTTAAATGCTTTCTTACCGTTAACAGCGTTACCTGCCGAAATCGTAATGTTTTCCGACATTGGATATCCGTAGACATCGTAGCCGTTAACAGTCGCGGTTGTAGCAGTAGCACTTGCTGCCGCAGTAACACTTACTGCGCGGCCAACCATAGCCATTGGATTCCACAACCAGATTGAAGGAGTCTGGATGTTTGTTGGAATAGCGCACTGTTGCACGTTTGGATAAGCCAAAGTGACTGTTCCAGACGTGAAAGTCACGTTCTGACTAAGCTGATAAGTACCAGTTTGTCCGTTACCAACCGTTGATGAAGTTCCGGTCGTGGTCAATTGGGAGCCAATATACACACCAGAAGATGCACCAAGAGTTCCGCCTGTTACCGTCGTAGACGATGAAAGGAGAACCATGCCGGGTCCGATTGGCATGCCGCTGTTTGCCGTAACCGTCAGAACGCCGTTCGTTGCCGAAGCGGTGACTGAAGCGTAAGCATCAAGAGCAAGAACCGTATCCGTAACGCCCGTATCCGAACGAACAAAGTTCGTTGAATAATAGACGCCAGTGGTCGCGGAGTTAGTGGAAACAAGCGTAAGAGTTGCGCTTGTTGCGTTTGCAGAGGCAACAATTGCTGCCGCTGCGTTTGTGTATGGGACGCCAGTGAACGAAACAATGTCACTGAAGCCGTACCACCCAAAATCCTGCGCTGCCTGTGACTCACCGGGAATGTAAGTAAAAGGAGTGCGCGGATCAAGGATGCCGCCCCCCGCATAAAATAGCGAAGAGCCTAAGTCAGGATTATATTCTGATCCCGTATAGGGCGATTGCCCAAATACAATAATTGGACCGGAGAATGCGGTATCAGCCATAGTGCCTTCTCCTTACGATGTTGGGAACGAACCGTAGATAGAACGCCAGTTGTAATAGCCCAGAGAATAACGCTCATAGCCCTTAACAAGAAGGTTGTCTGTCGTGAAATCGACTTGCATGTCCATTTCGAATGGAATGCGCTCCATATATACCAGACCCTTAATGTTCGTTAAGAGGAACCAAGCATAGTTGGAGGTCAAGAAGTCCATGACCATATAGCCTTCTGGCAGACCGCCACCCGTAAAGAGGATCGCGTTGGTGTCGTTATCTGCCGTACCCGGACGAAGCTGCGTTTTCGTAAGACGAATAGCAACTGGTTCAAGTGAAGGAGGAACGATCAACTTACGACCACGGGCGAAGATCTTGATGCCAGCGATATCACGGAAGTTCTGGCGGATAGAAACCATTGCGTTAAGCAAGGTTGCTTCGTTCAGATCGACCTGTACAGTTGGGGTATTAGCAATCGTCAGACCGCCATCGATAGGATGCGACGTGGAGCAAAGCGCCACACCGTCAGCACCAATCGAAGCATTGTACGTGGTAGCCGTGTTAAGCACGTTAGCCGCGTAGATTTCTTTGGTCTGATGGAAAGATTCAGTAAGGCCAAGGTTGGTTGGCTTGAACTGAGCCTTGTAGAGGTTGTCGTCGATTGCCTTACGGGTAATCGCGTAGCCAAGGGCGATTTCGTTATGCTCTTGGTTATAGACATAACGTTCGCCAGCGGCGTTATCAAACTGAGTGTTACCACCTTCTTGCTTCAACTGAGCAAGACCAAGGTAACGCATTTCAGCGGTGCGTTCCAAAGCCATGTTTGACTTGGTGATTTCGAACACCTTGTCGTACTGGGATGGAATCTGAGAATATTTACCTTCAACTCCACGGAGGCCGGGGAGGAGAAGGTCACGAATCTGACTGAGATTAATAGCCATTTGAACTTACTCCTATTACGACCCAGCCGTCAGGCGGAAGGACTGGTTGTTGAATGCAACGATGATACGATTGTATGCAGTCGTCGTATCCGTGCCGTTTGCGCCGGGAGGTGCAGTGACAAGCGAAAGGATGCGGAAAGCATACGTCGTTGACGTGCTGATGTTTGCTTGGTTAGCATAGGCCGTCGACTGACCAGTCAAAAGCTGGTAAGCGGCTGGCGATGCAGGTGAGTTACCAGCGTAGTCAATGTTTGAGTTGACTTGAGCCTGAGTAACCGCTGCGGAACCAGAAGACTGAACGTTAAACGTAGCCTGTGGGTCGACAATTACATAAGCATTGATAACCGTTCCCGATGGGACAGTCGTGCTGGCGGGCCAGTAAGGCGACCAAACAACGCGGTTAACCGACGAATTGTAATATTCGCAACCAATAAATACGCCAAGAACGGCAGTCGTGCCAGCAGCGCCAGCAATTACATAGCCGCCCGAAAGCTGTACGGGGTCGCCAGAGAAGATGTTTGAAGAATAAGCAGACTGAATCTGATACGTCGACTGTCCAAGGGAACCAGTACGCCCGTCCAAAAATCCTGCAAGTACGAAACCATTGGGCGCTGAAGTGTTCGCCATAGGTCGCTCCTTTTCAGTAGGATAAAACCAGACGGCGCGTCTTTATTTATCCAACATGGGGAAGCCCCCTACGGCGCGTAGAGGAGTTATAACTTTTTCTATAACACCATATTTAATACAGTGCAATAGTAGAAAAGGGGGCTTGCGCCCCCTTTTTATTACCGTGGAACTTGCATTGGTTCGTAAGACTTGCGGACACCTGTTTGTTTGCGGTCACGTTCAAAGGTTCCGGCTGGCGCAATACCCAACGCCTTTTCTTTTTGGTTAACCAATTCACGGGCGGTAGAAAGTTCCCGATCCTGAGCGATAACGGTGATTTCCTTAGGGCGTTCCATAAGAATCATGCCTTTTTTACGGATTGCGCCGCTATGGCCGATAGGCATCATGTCTGGGTGACGGCGGGTATCTACTGGTTCCCAACCGCCTGAACGCATTTCAATCATATGCTGGTCATCCGTCATACCCGCAATGGATTCGCGCTTCCAATTGTAGTCCCAACCTTCTGGAACCTTGCGCGGATCAATGTAAAACTCATCGTACATCGACGGGTCCATTGAATCGTCGTTCATTCTTGCCCGCAACTCTTCAGCACGGAGCGAAGCTTCACGGAGGCCACGGCTTACTGGGGCCATACCCAATTCTTGGGTGTCATTTTGGCGTAATTCGGTCATGTTTTCTTCCATTTGTTCTGTAATTGGGGTTCTGGCTGGCCGTCCGGGGCCACGTTTAATTGGTTCTGACATGGATTACCTCACAACATGTTCTTTTGCTGGTAATACAACTTGCCTTCCAAATACTCTTCGTCACTCATGTCCATATCACGGGCAGATTGACGTTCCGCTGGGGTCAAAGTCATAGTCACAGTTTGCCCAGAACGGAAAGTTTGCGCGGAATTGGTACGCGAAACGGGAGCAGCCGCCATAGCTTGACGGGAACGTGGTTGTTGTACAGAAGAACGTACAGGTTCCGCGTCGTAAACCCTGTTTTCAATAAAGGCAAAATATTCTGGGGAGTCTAATGGTACATTATCCGCCACAGCATCCCAGTGAGCGGCTGTCATACGTGCCGTTTTAACGGGATCTTCCAACGCATCACGGTGAGAACGTAACCATGCTTGCGCTTTTGGGCTTGGAACTTCTTGAATTTTTGCCTCAATTGGGTCCAAATTCTCTTGTTGCATGCGTGGCTGCGGTTGGCGACGCTGTTGTTCAAGCATTTGTAGTTCGTAGGTAAGTTTTTCTTGAAGCGCTTCCCTACCTTGCGACAATTGAATCAATTTTGACTCAACTTGCGCCATGTGACGCTGCAATTTGGCGGCTTTTGCGTAATCACCTTCCGCCAAAGTATTTGCGTAATCACGTTCAAGCATTTCCGCATCACGTTCAAAACTTGCGATAGCATTTGTAAACGCAACTAATTGATTATCCTGTGCTTGATACTGATAATTTTTTACTTGTTGCTGTGCTTGTTGAGCAAATTGTTCCGCTTGTACTTTTTGACGACGAATTTCTTCTGCCTCACGCCGTTTTTCTTCCAACTGTTGTTTTAAAAGTTGGATTCCGTCTTCATCTTTTGATTTTTCAATTATTTCAGGCTGTTTAGATACCGCCCCAAGATCTACTTCCGTCATTTGCGGAACATTAGGAGCCGTAACCGTAATTTCTGCGGCTTGTAATTCTGACATTTATACCTCCTTAGAATGCCATATCGGGTTCAGGGATGACCATTTTAATTTGAACATCCTGAATAACGTGGCAAAGGACGCCATTAATGTTCAATTTCCAACCGTCTGAGGAGCGAAGGACAATCCAATCACCTTCGTTTACGTTTTGTCCCGCGAAGGCGGTTTTGTCGTCATCCATAAACGCAATTGGACCTTTTTTCAGTACAAGAACAACCTTGCCCTGATATTCGTCTTCTTTGCGGATGCCATCTGAAAGGTAAAGGCCGGAGGCCGTGCGTTCTGGCCGTTTATATACGGCGCAGAGAATGTTGTTGTGCATTACTTTAATTTTAGAAATGTCACCAATTGCAGCTTTTAACTCCGCTGCGGGGTCAGCCGCATGGAGCATCTTCATCGTAGCAGTCTTCATCGTTTATCTCGCTTTTCTATCAATGCCGACGATGTCATCCATCGTCTCTTTCGCCCAGATAAGTGCGTCGGATAATCCTCTTAGATACCCAACACGATTTTTATAGTCCTCATAGTTTGGGGAGAAACCGTTTAGAATGCTCTCTGCCAGCTTCTCCCGTTCTTCTTCAATACGCTCCTCCAATTTGCGGTAGAGGAGCAGGTCAAGTGACGCCATTTAGATCCTTATTCGGTTCCGTTAGCTACAGGCCACTTTTTCTTTTCCAACCTACCAAGACCGGACCCGGAACCGTAATCTTTCTCTTGATATTTTGGCATTACATTGCCTACGCGACCGCCAGCTTTGCGGGCCATAGGAGGCATTGGTGGACGTGGGGGCATACCACCGCCCGGAGGCATCATTGGCGGCATTCCCGGAGGCATACCACCCATAGGAGGTGCGCCCATAGGCATAGGAGGCATCATCGGCGGGACAGGAGGTTGACCCATTCCAACGCCAGCGCCCAAAGGTGCTTGGCCTTGTCCGCCAGATTGCGGAGAAATAATGATATTGACATTGGTTTTTCCTGCTTTAGTACGCCCGCCAGTAGCACGATGAGAACGTTCCGCCATGCCACCACTGCACATTTTGCATGAGCAATCTTCATGGTGCATAGCTTTACCACCACGTTTTAATTGAGCATCACGAAGGCTTTGTGAATTAGAATGCCGTGAATCAACAACACTGCTATCCCAATTTGAACCATCCGGATTATTCATATCCCAATTTGAATTTTCAACAGCAGATTTACTGCTTTTGCGAAAATCATATCCATCTGCCAATTCGCCACCACGGTATTTATAAGCGCGGCCACCCTCAGCTTTAAATGCTTTTGGCTTAAGGATTTTGTGCATTAACTTTTTATCTTGCACTTCATCCGTGTGTTTTGCGGCACCACCGGATTTACGCATTGAAGAAACCATTGGCATTACTGGGCGGGTCCCAAGAATACCAGCGGCGCTTTGCGATGGGGGTGCTATAGGAAGACCAGCCCTTTTCTTACGTGCGACCATTGCACCAATAACAGCTTTTTTCTGGGCGGGAGTCATTGCACCCATCATGCCGCCACCAGCCTTATGAATGCGACCGCCTTTTTTAGCCGCCTGATCTGGAACTTCAAATTTGGTGTTAGGCTTATCGCGGGTCGGTAATGGAGTATCCGTATCTTGCATAAACCAAGCGGGGCCATTTTTTGTGGGGATACCACGGCCCATACGATTATCCGTTGGATAATTTGATGGGTTTTTCTTCCCAGTTGTCGGAATTTGTGGCTGATTTGGAATTGTTTCAGGGCCAGTCATTTGACCAACGCGATTAATACCATCAAGTCCAGAATGATGCTCACGACCCTTGCGGGCGGATTTACCAAGATTCTTATGTGCGTGTTTACCCTCAACGTTAGCATGTTTGCTAACTTTACCACCGCGTTTAAAACGGGATGGGGTAATAGGCATCTTGCCAGCATTGCCGCTGTTCAAACCCTCAAAAGGGGAACCGCCGCGCTCATCCGTAAAGGATTTGCTGCCATCATCTAATTTTAAACCCATGCGCTGCAATTTAGCAGCCGCCGCGCTTTTAGCTTCTTTCTTGTGATCGCTCATTTTATGCTCCTGCTGCGTCCAGCATTAAACTTTAGGATTGCTAATCAATCCTTGGATTTCCGGTTTAATAAACTGTTCCGCCTGAGAAGCGCTCTCTGGATGAACTGCAATTTCGCGGGCCAGTTGCAACATGGCTATCCGTTCTTTGCTTTCTCTGTCAGCCGTGCGGTTCTGAGCGTCAGCCGCCGCGTCTACAGCCTTTACTTTAACTTCCGCCATTTTGGCTTGGGAGTCAATCATTTTTGCTTGCGCCGTCATCATTTCCGGGTCAGTTGGGCCACGCGGAGCGTTTTCCAAAGATGCTTGCCATTTTTCATGTTCCCGGTCATGGTGATAGTTTTGAATCTGAGCATCTACGCTCTTTTCTTTAATCTTGACCTCTTCCATTTTTGCTTGAGCATCGATCATTCTTGCTTGCGCTTGGATCATCATTGGATCTGGCGGCATGGCTTGAGGCGGCATTGGTGGGGCAAATAGATCCATCGCGTCCTCAATACCAAGCATGGTTAGGATACGCTCATCTACCTTGCGTGGGTCATATAACCCCGGATTCTGACCCTGCAATTGCTTAATTGCCATTGCCTTTTGAATGCGAACCGCATGGGATGGGGTATTTGGGTCAGCAACGGGGACTAAATTAATGTTGTCAAGCGCCGTTATTAATGTTTCTGGCGTCCATTGGTAAGATGGATATTTGTTATTTTCCCAAAAAGCCTCAGGGCATTCTTTAAATAATTCTTTAAGAAGCGCAAATTCCCGTGCTTGCGCCGCATGCATACGTTTATGCACAGCGGAAATAACCTTTTGCGCCTGTTCAATTAACGCAATAGTCGTTCCAACTGGAGCTTCCGCATTACCTTCACCAACATTAGTTTCCGAAGTTGAAGCTAAACGTTGACCACTTGTCTCAATTAATTGAAGTAAATTAAGAAATTGCCCGTCAACGCTCCGGTATGGTAGGGGCATAATGGCGGATTGAATAGGCTGACCCGCCGTGTCAATCGGCATACCGCCACCCGGTGGAACGCGAAACTCATTGGTTAATTGCCGCCCCGCTTGTTTTGCGTACAAGAATCCGGGGAAGTTAGCAAACATTCCGTTATCAATACACAACCGCCATCCGGCGGTTAGCGCCATCGTGGTATTACCAACAAGATGTAAAAGGCCAAGGCCGTAGAAGCCAAAGCCGGGAACGAAGATATAATCAACAAACACTTGTCGACGCAGACATTGTTCATCATCTTCTTTCCACCACCGCCTGATTTCCAAAATTTCAGATGAAGTCTTATCAATCGTTACGCGATATGGGAGTTGAAGGCCCGTTGGCCCTTCATCATCCTCATGTTCATAACCGGGGATATCCAATTCGCAGTAGCATTCATAGATTTCGCGGGGTTGGTTATCCGTATTAGTCATATTACGGGGGATAACACCCATCATTTGTTCTAATTTATCTTCCACGACGTTGTTTTTAGGCGGTTGTGCGGAAGAAAGGGGGACATTTCGGTACATCCCGACCAGTTGCAGCCTTTTAAGGGTGCTGGGGGACATCTTAATAACGTGCGTAATCCGCTGTGCGGTCGCCACCGTCGTTTCCGCATTGGAGACAATAATTTCAGGGATGCTAACAAATTCAGAAACCGGGCGGCGGCGAATTGGGCAGTAGTATACTTTCTTAAATGCGGTTCCACCAAAACCCAACGCAAAAAACATCCGTTCCGTGTCGGGGTAATATTCCGATGCGGTGGATGTTAAATAATGATTAAAATCTTTTTCCAACGCTTCCGCCTGAGCATTGATGTTAGCACTATCAAGCCCATCGTTGCGGATCTTAACTGGGCCGGAAGATGGGAGAAGTTCTCCACGGGCGTTGGCTTGGAAACGGACAATTGACTCCAAAAGCAACGGATGGCGGACGGTTGCCTGTCCTTCAACCGCCGTAGAACCATCCCCCGCATTGGAACGCGGGGTTTCAATCTTTGTCCCCAAAAGATCAAGGCCCATAACGTATTGTTGAAGGAGTTCTTGGCGGGATTCATTATCCTGTTCAATAAGCCGTACAAGTTCGTTCGCAATTTGTCCTAATGAACTATTGTCCAAATGCATCGCAAGGTTTTCGTGGAAATCTTCATCCCCCTCATCTTCCGATTTCTGCGGACCCCCGAAAGAAATCGTGACGGAACCGTCTGGCAATTCAACTTTTACATATGGGGATTTAGGATTAACCTCAACATCGGTGTCACCTTCAACGGCCATATCCATGTCCATTGCATCAAATTCTTCTGGCCGACTTCCCAAAACGGGAACTTGACGAATGTTCATGGGTGCTAATGACATGTGTTACACCGGGTAAAGCTGTGATGACTTTGAAGACCTATATACCATACCTTCGGTCTTTTCCGCTACTATTTCTACTGGTTTACGTGCAAAACCTATAACACGCAAGTGTGAGAGTGCTTGCGTCATGCTATCCACTAAGTCATCGTGTTTTGATTTAGGGAACGATTCCGCCTGTTCAATGACCTTTTCCGCCCATTCCATGTCGGGGGCATAAATCATCCCGTCCGAAAAAAGATGTTGTATCGCGTATGTACGCGCAACTTTGTCCCCCCTGCCCGGATCTACCAATTGAATCCCCCAGTTTTCCCGCGCAAAATGCGTTCGCAGTTCTTGAGCGACGGATAGCCCAGCCGCTTTGGATTCAATTAAAAGTTTATCAACTTTAAACTTATTACATAATTCTACTGTTTTTTTAACAAGTTGAGGGAACTCTAACCGATCTTGCCACGCATATATTAACATAATCCGTTGGTTATCTTGGCGGTCGGTCCACACGCCCCAAATGGTCATAGCACTATAATCGTTTTCTTGCTTAGTGGTATAAGCGGTGTCCAATGAGGCGATAACGTACTCAAAAGGCGGGAAAACACTTTTGCGTAACCCTTCTGACCCCGATACGGTTTCGTCCCATAGCACCCACCAATCGCGCTTTATAATACCGCCGCCTTTAGGTTTTGGGCGTTGCTGCAATTGACCAGCGGCGGCAAAGGGGCCAAGGGCGGATTCCAGTGAAGCAACTTCATCCTCACCAAACCGATCCCCGACCAGCAAATCACCTTCTTCGCGGTTATCAATGTACCACGGCGTGATACACCGACGGTCTGGTTCAAACCGCATGGGGAGGCATAGATGAACCCAGTTTCCCGTGTCTTTGGATAAAACATGGCCCGTAAGATCCGATTCGTGTAGCCGCTGCATAATAACGACATACGCGCCAGTCTTAGGATCGTTAAGACGGGTAGACATGGATTGATCCCACCATTCCAACGTCCCTTGCCGGACAAGATCCGATTCAACTTCATTTGCGTTGTGGGGATCGTCCACCACAATAATTGATCCACCTTCACCCGTCAGGGCGCCGTCAACGGAGGTTGCAAGGCGGTACCCACCTTTATCATTGTCAAACCTTACTTTAGTGTTTTGGTCCGATACAATTTTAAATTTATCTCCAAAATGGTGTCGGTACCACGGAGATTCTAATAGGCGGCGGGTTTTAATGGAATCGCGGATGGAAAGGGATTGCGCGTAGGAGGCGTATAAGAACTGTACATGTGGACCAGAGAGTGGTCCAATATCGGATTGCGCCCATGTCCAAGCGGGGAAACAAACGGAAACCATAGAGGATTTGGACGTGCGGGGCGGGACGTTAATGACCAGCCGCCGAATCTCTCCACGGGTTACGGCTTGAAGATGTTCCGCGATAGCTTCAAGGTGCCAACCATATTTATACGGGTTGGGGTCAATGTATTTCCACGCCCCCGCAACAAAATCGACCATCTTCTCCTCAAAATTGAGGCGTTCAAGTTCCCGCGCCGCATCTTCCGGATATTGCTCAATTGCTTCTTCTAATGTTTTTGCGTGTAAAATAGTGCTACTCTTGGGGGAGTTCATCAAAAACTTCACCTTCTATAATTTTTGGTCCGCCAATTTTGTCCCTAACCTTACTAATAAGGTATGCGCGTTCTTCGTAAGATAATTGACCAAAGTCAAAAATAACTTGTGGGCGGTGATTGTCCGTTTGGTCTGGCTTATCTTTCCATCCCATTTGGGATCTGGTCAGATAAATCCCCGCATTAATGGAGGATGGGGTATCTTTCATTGCTTGCTGGTAAAGATTTTCCACAACCAGCGCGTTCGCAATTTGCCGCCCGTTTTTAATTTCATTCCCGTATTCACGGTGCAACCATGCGCGGGAAACCCCAACAATATCCGCGATCTCATCCAATGTCGTACCCCGTTTAGCAAGGCCCATTATGGTCTTTCGAACCATAGCGTCGTCTGGGATTTTCCGTTTGCGGCCTTTCTTCTTCCCCTTGTACTCAGGCTCATCCGGTTTCTGAGTAAGACGGTTGGCGTTGGTAATTGCTTTCATTTTCCTACTCCTTTGTATTTACTATATCGCAAAAGTTGATTAAAATACAAGTGTTTTAAAAAGGAGAGTTAAATGTCAGAGAAGATTTGCGTTAATTGTAAGTGGATTTACGCTCAGGATAACGGGTTTAACTGCATGAACCCTATTAATGACCGCCTATACGATCATTTTAACCCTTCTTCCGGCGATGTTGTCAGGGATATTAGACGGGCGGCGGTGACATTTGAAAATAACACTTGCGAAGAATTTGCCCTTAAAAAGAAATCCCCGTCATCAAAGTGATGAAAATCTGGTATAGTGTAGCGTTGTCCCCTTTATAGGAGGTTTTCATGGGTTTGACCGCGACTAACGTTACATTTGAATGGAATTTGGGAGAAATCCCAGTGTTTACAATATCATCAGATTCTTTCAACATAGGGAACAATAACATGTCTTGGAACTACCGCGTTATTATGGAACTTGCCGCTGAAGGTAATATTTTTGGTGAAGATTCCTACACCATTCGTGAAGTTTTTTACGATGACGACGGCGAGATTGAGTTCTGGTCGGATGAGGGTTGCGCCCCATACGGAAACACTTTCCAAGAAGTCGCGGACGATTTTGATCTGATGGCGGCGGCGTTTGAGTTGCCAGTCCTTAAAATTGTCAAGGGTGACGATGGTTTGGATAAGCTGGTTGAGATTGAAGTTGAGTACGAATATCCCGATGAGAGCGATGATTCCGAAGAGGGTGAAGAAGAGGAAGAATAATCCTTTTCTTAATCAAAATACGTGGTCGCCCCTAAACACGGGGCGGCCATTAATCATTTCGCACAGTTCCGGCGGAAACATTGTTCCGTCTTCATCGAACGAAATAACCGCGAACCCTTGCTGCGACCGGGACGGGGTTCCTTCTGAATACTGAAACTGCGGGCCAGTGGGGTCCGCCATCATCCCAGTCTCCACACCCCACCGCGAACCTTTCCGATCCCGCATGGCGGTGACCTGAAGCTGATGGGTGTGACCCGTAACGATACTTATCCCACCATGTAAAGCATTGTTCCAGCCCGCATGGATGCCGCCCCTAAACCTGTGGCGAATTTCCGTTCCGTTGATATCAAACGCAAAGGAAAAATCCCAATCTGTAAAATGCTCATGCAGGGATAGGATATACCCATCCAGTTCTGAAGCGTTAGCGGCGATGTAGTTGTCTATGCGGATATCATGGTTGCCAAGGGTCCACAGTTTGTATTTGGCATTGGGTAGGAGGCGGAGCCATTTCTTGGCGGTGTCTATTTCTTTTTCAATTTTAGGGGCTTTGGAACCCCGAACGGATGGGTGGCGGCTGATTCGCGCCCCGTCAATAATGTCCCCGTTAAGGATTATCCCATCAACCTTTAAAGTTTTAGCAACTTTAACGAATGCTTTGTAAATGAGGGTTGGGTCACCATCCCAGACGTGAAGGTCAGATCCTATGATCCATTTTGTGTCGGGGGCTTCAATGGTTTTAAGTCTGGGGTAAGTCCAAGTGGATGTTGGGCGTTCTAATTTTACATCATCCAGTCCATTAGGAAATCGCTCAAATGCCATCTTCATGCGATGGTTAAATGTATTGGGAGATATGTTTCCCGCCTTAGCAGCTATGGTTGGTCGGCGGCTATGCGCTTCTAATAATTTAAGGGTTTCAATTAAAACTTCCACAGACAGTTTAGGTGTCGGCATTTGATTTTCCCCATTGTTTAAAGTATAATGCCTTGAAACTATGTAACTTTTATTACCACTAATTGGGGGAAAAGCAATGTCTAATGCTCCGCACTACATTACGGAATTAGAGGCCGCCAAGAAAGTATGCCCAATGTCAGTAGGTGGCGGTATGAATAACCGCGTTCTTATCTATGATGGGCTGGAAGCTGGCCGCGCATGCATTGCATCAAAGTGCATGGCGTGGAGGGCAAAGTACGATTGGAAAGAAGACGGGGAAGATGAAGGCCATTACAGCGATACGCTGGGCTACTGCGGTATGGTCTGCGGTTAGTTGACAATTTTTTATTGCCGCCATATATAGTACTCAAGCTTAATTAACGTACTGTATCTGGATGTAAGGTCAGACGTTAATATACGTATACAGTTTACGGGGCGGCGTGTTTTTGCTGTTTCCACGTCTTAGGTAGAACGAAGCAGAACAGCGTCAAGTCTACCACCCGTAAAGCATAGCCGCCAATAGAGAGCAATGGACCGTGTATGCGTCGCGGTCGGCGGATCTCAAAAGAAAGCCGTCAGGGGAAACTCTGGCGGTTTTTTTGTTTTTGTACTGGGGGGTCCCAAAAAGGGGTGGGGGGTTGAGTGATTTGCGGAAGTGAGAATCAGTGAGAAATTAAGATTCTCTGGGGGTATGGGGGGTCCCTTTTCCACCCCCTATCCCTATGAAAAGGGGGGGTCGGGGGTCGTTTGTCTGATTTTGCAAAGGCCTTTCTTTGTGCCCTATCCTATACGGTCGCGGTGCCTCACAGAGCGCGCACCAAGCCCGTTCCGTCTCTTACCCTATCAGTGCCGCCTATAGCATAGAGGCTGACCATTGCGGGCGGCTGGCATCCATCGCACGCGCCGCACCATGCCGCGCTTTATCTTGCCAGACACGCGCCAAGCTGAACCATGACGCGCTTCACTGATTAGCATTATTGCTTACTTCACTGATTAGCATAAATGATCCTTGACGGCTCACTACTTATACAAATTGCACACCACGGAAGCGTGCCAGTGATTAGCATTTTGTATCATCACGGCAGACCCCTACCCCTGTAAGAAGAAAAGGGCTTTCTGCCTTATATTTCAGCCTATTGCTATCAGCGCCTCAATTCCCCTGCTATCAGATAAAAGAAAAGGGGAGATACAATCTCCCCCCTAAATCCCCTTATATTCTTGTCTTACTATATGGCCGCCTTAAGCCATTGCGGACCCTAAAATTCCGGATCAGCTTGTATCGCAGCGGCTATCATGTCAGACGGCGCTTGTTCCGGAGCATATTCTTTACCCGCATAAAATAGCCGCGTCTTATTTGTATACACTTCAACAAGTCCCCGCTTATTGTTAAACTTAAAGCGATAGGCGCGGACTATATCGCCGCAATCGTCCGCCTTCCATACCAAGGCGGCTATCTTAGCTTCAAGCTTTGCATTTAAAGCAATTACGGCGCTCAATTCAGACTGTAGCAATTCAATTGCGTTATTCATAAGAAACCCCCGTTTCTGATATCGTCGGATCATTCCGACAAGAAAGAGAATAAATTGATTTGATTAACAATTCAATAAAAAAGGGGGGAAATTCCCCCCTAATCTCAATTTATTTTATCCCCCGCTTTAAGCGGCTAAAGCATATTCTTTCGCCAAGCCCCATAGCGCAGCGTTTAGCGTGATATCTTTTTCAGCGCTCTTTACGGCGCGGCTGGAGCGGAATTTATCGCCGATCCGTCCGCCTTGTCCGCCTTTGATTAAATTCTCTTGAACGCGATTGAACGTCTTCCATAAATCAGCGCCATTGTCGCCATATCGACGCGGACGTAGCAAGTGAAGCGGTTCAATCGGACAAATGTCGTCGCGATTTTCTCCCGCCTTGGTAACATATTTAATCGAAAGCGCCCGATCCGCAAATTCAAGCGCTTTTTCAGGGGATAGGTTAACCTTTGACCACTCAATCGCTGCAATCGCACCTTGATCCGCCCGCTCAATCACAGAATATGAACCTTCAATAATCCGATCCGCGATATTAGCGCCACGGTGCGGAATTGAGATTTTGCCAAGGGTTTCATCCTGTATCACTAAACCATTTAAACACGCTAAACGCATTAAGGCGGGTATAAGGTTTAGTCCGCTTGTTCCGTCATGAGCATTTAGCAATGCAATCTCCGAAACCGTTTCCCCTACTCTTGCCAGACGTAAATCCGCGTCTTGTTCACGACGAAAGCGGATAACGTGCTTTTGAAAACCTTGCTTGTCCGGATTGCGAACGTTTCTTGCGCTTGCGCGGACTGGAACGAAGCCCGCGTTTTTCATAATGTCCACAATCTCAAAAGTCGGGATATGACGGAATTTATCTGTCCGGCTATTGTGCGGACACTCCGCGTAGGTTGCGCTTGGCAAGCGAATAGCCGTATCTGTAGCAAATCGGTTCTGGTTGTAAGACATATCGTTCATAATAAACCCCCGTTTATGTAGCGCGTTATTGCGCGTATTTTTTGTAAATCAATTTTTTGTTGATTGCAAGCGGTAAATTGAAATTAATTTTCGCCTATATATTATAAAGCATAAACCGCCTATTAAATCGCTTTTTTGCTTATCAGTGAAAAAGATAAAATTTTTTCACTTCAATAACATTTTTCGCTTGCTTTTCACTAATTCGCAATTATGCTTATCAGTAGGATCAATCCTGATCCAATTTAAACGGGGGTTTAAATGAAAATTCAATTCAAACGGTTTCTTTCGGTGGATAGTCCGAAAGCGGTTAAGGCGAATTCATACGGTTATCTTAACGGGATAAATTACGGTGCGCCTCATAAATCGGGCGGTGTCGGAAACCTTTGTTCACACGCAAGCGCCGGATGCATTGCGTTATGCTTAGGTGAACATTCCGGACAAGCTGCAATGTCGGAAACCGTACGGGATAGCCGCAAGCGCAAAATGGTTTTCTTTATGAAATACCGTTCCGAATATATGCAAGAATTCGCCTATCACGTTCAAAAACTAATCGATAACGCTAAAAAAGACGGTTTAAAACCCGCAATCCGCCCTAACGGTTCAACGGATATCGCTTACGAAGGGGTTGCGGTTACGGTTAACGGTTTAACCTATCGCAATATTATGGAAGCTTTCCCTGCTATCCCATTTCTGGATTATACAAAGAACCCTAACCGATTTAACCGGAAATTGCCGCCTAATTACCATTTAACCTTCAGCCTATCAGAAACAAACGAACCGATTGCGCGGGCGCTATTGGCACGGGGGGTCAATGTTGCCGCCATTTTCGATCACGGTTTACCGGAAACGTATTTAGGTTATCCCGTTATTGACGGGGATAAGCATGATTTACGGTTTCTTGATCCAAAGGGTGTTATTGTTGGATTATCCCCCAAAGGTCATAAAGCGAAACGGGATCAATCCGGTTTTGTTATCCGCAATTATGAAACCCATAACGCATAGGGGAGGGGAAACCATGCCACAATTTACCGTAACCGTTGAATTTTCAGGCACTAAAACCTACGAAATTGACGCGCCAGATGAAACGGCGGTTCATGCGTTATTTGACCGCCTGTCAACCTTTGACACTTACGACAACCCGATCATTGATCGCGTAACCGAAATAATAATTAAACTTGAACCTAAACCGAACCCCGAACCTAACCCAACGGGTTACAACCCTATGAACCGGAGCGGTAACCTATAACCCGCACCCCGAAACATACTTCACAATGTCAAAGAACCGGATACTAACCTATCCGGTTTTTCTTTATTTTGCAATAGGTTAAACATAAAAAAGGGCGGTCGGCACAACGGGGATGAAAGCCAACCGCCCCAAGCTACAACCGCCGGAGACGAACGGGAGCCTTGTCTTAACCATACAATAACGGTTTCAAGAAAACAACCGCGTACTTTTGTCAAAGGTTAAAAAAGCCTCACCCAACGTGCCAGCGTCTGGTTGATACCTGATTTTTTTAATGTAAATCCCCGTTATGACATCAACCTTCGGATCACCAACCCGACCGATAATAAGCCCGATATCCGCCTTATTTGCGAAGTGTGAGCTGTCCGCGATATTGTATAACCCCAAATCGGCACTATCCAAATGGGCGGAACCCTTGGTCGGATGAGCCACAACGCAGACCAACACATTATATTGCATTGCGAACGCCTTCAGCTTCCTAATCGCCCGCCCGATATATTCGGTTGTGGTTTCATCCCGCTTTTTATTCTGCTCAATCTCATTAAACGGATCAATCAAAACCATCTTGCAACCGCCACGGATAACCGCAACCTGCATCCGGTCAATCAACCAATCAATGTCATGATCCGTGTCACTATCCCCTTTTTCCGGCGCGATAAACGTAAACCGATCCTCAACGAACTCAACCGCCCGTTTACGGTTAACCGGAGCCGCAAACTTAATCGGACCTTGCAGAAACGTGGACATGAGGGTGTCAGTGACATACGGGACAACCTTCATTTCAAAGGATGCAACCGCAACCCCCCAACCGTGCAACCTTGCCATGTTAGCGGCGAACTGGAGCGTCCACGTTGATTTACCATGCCCCGGAAACCCACCCACAACCATAAACGCCCCTAAATATGGGCGGATATACTGATCCAATGAACCCCAACCCGTTGTGTAGGTTGTAATCGGCTCCTCAGGCGGAAAGTCCGATAGCTTGTAAACCCCATCAACCGGATAAGGTTTTGCCGCCCCTATAATTTCCCGCACGGTATCAGAACCGTGATTTACCAAAACCTCATTAAAATCTTTGCAGGTTTCGGGAAACGTTACAAACGAACACCGAACCCGATCAAGGCGGCGGACAAGTTCATCCCCTAACCGCCGCCCCGCATCGTCGTTATCAACCGCTATGATGATCCGACGGATCTTCGTAAGGCTTTCCCAGTCGGCGGTGATGTATCCGAATTTTGTATCGGCATCTGGTACGATATCATCTGTTGTCCGTGGAACGACAATGAGCCGTCCATCCGCGTCACGGGGAGGCGGCGCACCGTCTGGGACGGAGACAACATATGGGTATCCGGCAGTTGCCACCGCCAGTGCGTCAACCTCTCCCTCAGTAATAACAAGGGAAACGCTTCCGTCGTGTAGCGCAGGGTCTGTGAGAATGTCCGCATTGTAAAACTGTTTCCTTCCGTTTGCTTGTTGCCAAAATGACTTTTTCGGCCCCCTGTATTTGTGGCCGACTATTTCCCCGTCCTTGATGAACGGAAAACACAAGACATCCCCTTCAGGATGACTAACGACCTGCCCATCCGGCCCGCGCCTTCCTGAGTAAGTCCCCATATGGATCGCGGTGTTGATGTTGATCCCGCGTTTTTCCAACCATTTTTGATGAAGTTCTGAAAGCATCCGTCATTTCCCCGCCTGTCCACCCGCAATGAAAGCACCGCCACCCTATACCCGTAGCGTCAATCCTTACCGATAGGCAATGATCGTATGCGTGAACCCGTTTACTGCTGCACTTTGGGCAAATTGTCTTTTGCGCCGCCTTAGTCTCCGATCCAATCCTGATGCCGTGTTTCTGCGCTATCTGCCTCACGTTTGACATAATCAAAATATCCCCGAACTACTTCGTTAGCCTTATTGATCCACTTTTCCTTAAACTGTAACCGATCTTCAGGATCGTTCGCCATATGAACCGCTATTGCAATCAACGCGATTGCTTCCTGTAATGCCGCCTCTAATTCGTTATTCGTCATCTTTTTTGTCCCATGAAAATTTAGGTAATGTTACCTTCGGTTTAGCTTCAGGCTGAAATGCCGCCCGTATCTTTTCTATCCGCCGTTCTTGTTTAGCGGAAACCAAACGCACCATTGGCATCTCAATCCTTGATGTTCCACTGCCACCACCCCTCCTTCCACTTTTACTTCTCTTGTTCATAAAAGCCATTATCCATTCCTCCACATTAAAACGCACAGCAAAACAAAACAACAGAACGTATGCGCCACGTAAAACAACGCGGCTAAAGTAGTCAGACTGGTCATTTTAAGCCCAGAGCCTCCTTCATTTCCGCCACCTTCTTTTGCATGAACACGACCCTGTCCAATGCGTTGTCCCGCTGCCTTTCCGCCTCTGCCAATTTCTTACGCAGGTCAATGATATGATCCATCGTCTCAGGATCAGCATGGCGGGTATTAGGCGGGTACGGCCCCAGCCACCGGATTTCCGCCGATAGCTTCTTGCTTTGGTATCCCGTCATGGGTTCGCCCTTTCTGTTACACATCACTCACCCTCCCAAAGACCATGATCTTTCAATACTTTTTTAACGATCCCATAGCCCAAGGCGGCAGGATCTTTTAACGCGGAATTAGCTATATTTTGCATTTCTTTTGCACCAACCTGCCATTGCCCAGATTGTTCAACGGGATGATCCGCAATTAATTGTAATGCTTGCCGCAACCGTTCAATCTCATCGGCAGCTTCGTTCTGCAATCCAAGGCGAAACGTGTAACCATCTTGATGGTAAATAGTATTTGCACATTTGCGTAATTGTTCAACAATGTCCATCACTCACCCTCCTTCAGTGCGGCGTCAGGGATAATGCCTAATCCATTGGCTAATATCAAAGCAACAACGCCAAGTTGGTCGTCTAATTTTTTCCCATTTTCCTTCCAAATTTCAGCAGCATGATGCATTGCTTGATACATATTAATGCGCAGCCGTTCAATCTCATCGGCGGCTTCATGCATCGTTGCTTCAGCCGCCTCAATTGGGCCGTCTGTGTACCCAGCAATTTCTTGCCGCAACCGTTCTACAATATCCATCACTCACCCTCCTTCAACGAAACCATAAATATACAAGAACTATCCAGAAAACCGTATTGCATATAAATTCAATCGCATGGTCTGACATCACTCACCCTCCTTCAGTGCGGCACGGGCTAATTGCCCAACCATATCTTCCACAATTTTCATTGCAATCTGTTTTTCCGATAGGGCATTTCCACGGCCAAACTTGTAAGAATTGCTTACCAGTTGACAAGGATTCCTTGACAAGTGCTTCTGCTTTTTCCCGCTTATACAACCAGTTGCTGGTCTTATCGGGGTCTACCGCCATGAAAATATTTAACGCTTCCCGCAACCGTTCAATTTCATCAGCGGCTTCACATGTATCAAAATTAACAACCCACCCAATAATTGTTTCTTTACGATCCCGCAACCGTTCAACAATATCCATCACTCACCCTCCTTCAGTGCAGCCCGTTTTTTAATTTCATCTTTTATGTCTTCCGCCATTGCGATCATGTAGTTATACGCGGTAAACCCACTGTGTTGAATTTTGGCAAATTTTGCTGGCTCAGTCATTCCGTCATTGATTATAGTATCAACAGCATTGATGCAGTCTTCATATGAACCCCGCAGCCGTTCAATCTCATCGGCGTATGGTTTGACAGCCTTGATCCAAGCATCACGGTGGAATTTGCTATACCATTTTCCATCTTTCCATTCTCCACCATCCATAGCCAATGCAATATCAGCAGCCATTTTTTCAGCAATATTCATCACCACTGCACCTCCCCGTTAACCACGATCTGCACATACCACCTGTCGCCGTCTTCGTTCTCCCACAGCGCACAAATGTTGTCGCCGTCCCGTTCATGGCGGACTATCCACTGTCTCATTGCACCGTTTCCCCGTTCTTCCATGCCGCCAGAAGTTTAAATTTATCTTTTATCCTTTGCACAACCACATCCTTCCAAGTGCCATCTTCTACTTCTGATTTAAACAAAATCGTATAACCCTGTATCAATAATGGATCTTCAGATGTCTGAACGATTACAACCAGATTATCCTCAATCAAATCCAAATTGGTATATACATGAGGATATACAGGCTTCAGTATTTCAATTTCCAATCCCCGAACACGGGGTAAAAGTAAATCGGCTATTCGTTCCATGTCATTCATGACCGCCCTCCCAATCAGCAGGGCATATGGGCAACATCATCCAATGCGTAGGACGGCAAGATAAATAAACGCCGTCTGTACCCTTGGCATACCGCCATTGGTCATCGTAAATCCATTTAGCGACCATAAGATGCCATCCGGGTTCATACACCAATACCCAATGATCCTTTGGGCAGGTTTCTATTGGTTGCCATTCATTCATGACCGCACCATCCCGCAATAGCCGTGGGTTGTGCTATTCCGCCATATGTCTTGAAGAAAAGGTTTGTTTTCATATTCCACCAATTCTTTTCCCCACCGCCAAGCCATGCACTTGGGGCCAAGGCACGTTTGATAAACAATGCTGGGATTTTGCCTTCCCATTGACATTACACAGCCAACTTCTTGCGCTTCTTCAGGCGTCATATAATGTGGGTTGTCAGTCGTACTTTGGTTTGTTGTCATCGTTATCCTCGTTGATTGTTATGTTTAAGTTTGTTATTTTTTGGTAGGCGGATATAATGGCTTCCATTTTATCCATTTGAGCATTAGCAACGGCACATTCCTTTTCAAGCATTTTTACTCTGTCTTTTAGCACATCAATATAGCGCATGACTGGAT